TTCGCTTCCTTATTCGTCATCATTTTTTATCTTTACCCTCTGTTAGTATGCCAGCAAACCGCGTTACCAATGTATCTCTGTAGGCATTATTTATACTATTACAACCCAAATTAGATAAAGCATTCTTTATGGCTGGAATGAGCGCCAATGTACCATCGGCTCTTGTGGACGGCCCCATTAACAACCTTTCTATTGTAGCCCCATCTTCAACCTCATAATGCAAAAGCGTGCCTCTGGGCAGAGTATGGTGATAGGCCGACATGCCCCAATGATATCCATTAAACGGCGACTCTACTGTTTTGGATATCATACCGCCCAAAATAACAGCATGAGCACCACAACACATCAATTTAACAATGTCGCCACTATTGTGTATGCCACCATCTGCTATAATAATTGTCCTAGATTTCTGCTTTTCAATATATCCACGTAAGTCGTCTATCGTAGTAACATGTCCAGCTCCTATGCCTAAAACAAAGCGAGTGGTACACTGGACTCCAGGTCCAACACCTTCAATAATAGCATCTACACCAGCCTCTATAAAGGGTACAGCTGCATTCAAACTGGCCACATTACCAACCATTACCGTGCACCCGTTTTGGCGCGCATATTGGATAAATTTTCCAACATTGAGACCAGTAGCCTTACTCGACGACCAGTACGGTGATATAAACGACGACTGGATAACTAAAGCTCTTATGCCTTGTTGCATTGCAACGCCAAACAACCTTTCAGCCTGTTGTGGAGTAGCAGATACAGCAAATTCTACATCCCCAACTATCTCCTGCAATTTTGCCAAGTTGCTCTGCAATACTACCATATTAACCGGCTCTGAGTTATAAATCTTCTGTAAGGTAGACACAGACGGGGAACTTGCAAGTTCTGCATATATATCATTATATTTATCTAACGGATACCTTGAGATCAAACCGCATAGGTTAACAATGCCGATGCCACCAAGCCTTCCTAGTTCTAATAACGACTTGACCGACATAACGCTATCCATAGCGGCGCCTACAATAGGCAACTTGAGCTTTAAGTCCCCTATCCACATAGTTAAATCAACATCGTCGTCACTTATAGTAGTTACCGACTCTGGTATTACAGATACCTCATCTAAGCTTATAGACTGATGTGAGTATTTAAACATAGCGTTTTCCTTTCTTATTCCTCGTCTTTTATATCCTCAACTATTATAGGAGACTCCGACTCGCGCATCTTTACCCTATCTGGAGTTATCAATGCCTTTATTTCAGGCCACTTAGCTTCAAAGTCTTTAGATTGAAACTTTATTTTCTTATCGCAAGTTTCGTACCATCCACCGGGCGCAAGCAATACAATGCTCAAATCTTGTAGGAGCTTCAACAACCCAGAAAACCTAGACATACCCGCATCAAACTTAATGTCTATAAGGCAATTTCTAAATGGAGGTGCAAACCTGTTTTTAACCGTGGTAGCCCTAGCAACTACGCCAACTATCTTGGCATTCTTATCATCCTTGTCTCCCCCTAGTTCCCCACTCTTACCCTTACTGTCAACCTTTATTTTCCCAGCAATTTGCATACAAAGCCTTATAGAAGACTGATACGCTGGCGCCTGACCACCACCTTCAATTTTGCGCGGTCCAAACATATCGCCTATGTTGAATATCAAATGATTAGTAATTATATATGTTAAACCGTATTTCTTTACCTCTGGCATGATAGTACGGAGCAGAGCCCTCAACACTTTTGCCTTGCCCATATCAGGCTTATCTAAACCAACTATAGCAAGCTCATGCTCAGTTGACCACATAGCTATAGAATCAACTGCTATAAGGATGTGTTTACATCCTTTATTCCAAAGCTTAGGTACAATAGGCTCTACCTCTACCTCCACATCCTTTCCAGTATCAACGTCCATTGTCTTAATCTTACCGCCAAAGAACACTGCCTTAGAATGCTCCTCAACAGTAGAGGTATTTAACCTTATAAACCTTGACTCATCAATACCTAAATTACTGCCTAAATATTCAACATAGGCAAACTCTGTATCATCCAATATGGCAACACCATCTGGGTATTTCTTTAGGAAGTTAGCTATGGCATTGCATACTAACAAGCTTTTCCCAGTCTGAGGATCACCATGGACGTTAATAACTTGACCAGTAGGGAATCCCTCATCAAACTTGCCAGACAAAATATAATTAAGCGCCAAGTTTCCAGAATCAAAAAACTCACAGTTAATGTGCCCAGTTTCGATAAGCATATTCTTCTTCCTATACTCATCAACCAACCCACTAACAAGCTTTGATATGTCAACTGATTCCAACTTGCTTACAACACCCTTCTCTTCTTTTTTAGCCATTGTACATCTCCTTTAAAATATACTAACAACAACACACTGCACAAAATGCCACGCCTGATCTATATAAAGCAGTCTTAAATTGTGTTTTTCTGTTTCCCTGCTAGCAGAACAGTCTTCTTTTACCCTATCCATTTTATATTGATCCATCCACATATGACCAACCAACAAAAATACAAGTTTCCATAAAGAATAAGCATTGTAGTAGTTTAAAACAAAGCAAATAACTCCAGTCCACACCATGCTGTGGCTAAACATAATATACCCATATTTGCCCTTGTTCCTAGCTACAAACTCCGTTTGGAGAGCCCAATCAGCAATGTAGTGCGCAAACACTACTGCCATCAATAAATTCATATCATCCTCTGTGAAATTTCTTTGTTACGTTTTGATGATAATTGCATCAAACCATCATGCTTCTTATCCAAGCCATTAAGTATATTCCTAAACGTAATAACCATGTTTTTATACTCAAGGCATTTGTTAACAGCCTCTACATAATCATCATCAGCTTTGACCAGTTTATCAATCTTCTTGTCAGAAACACGCTCATCAGAACTTATTAAATGCTTCTCGTACTTCAGCGATAATTTAGCATCCAACTGCTCCACATGAGCTTCCATGCGCTCATATTTATTTGAAACGTGCGCCAGTATTGCACAGAACAACATGTAAACCTTTGGTTCAAATACCAACTCCTCATCTAACCTAGTAGCATCTATTTTGGATATCCTAAACAAAGACAATTCAACTAAGGTATCTTCTGGAAACACTACCTCTAGGTTATCTATACCAAAGGCCAAACTGATGTTGTTTAATATTTCATCCAATTGTTCGCTCATCGATACATCTCCTTTACGAAATTTTGCAAGCTGACCAGCCACAACCCGCATTTGAACATTTGACGCACCCAGACTCATTTACAACATCAGCCCCACACTCTGGACACTTTTCTATCGCCTTTTCCTTAGTAGGTACAACATCCTTCTTTGCATCTCCACTATACAAAACTTGCTTTTCCCTTGATCCATCGCGGTACAAAGCAATACCCTTACATTTTAATTTATAAGCTAACAGTATAGATCTCTTAATATCATCCTCAGTAGCATCATTCGGAAAATTAATAGTCTTACTAACTGCCGAACACGTTTGCGCCTGAAGAGCCGCCTGGATCTTAACATGCCATTCTGGCGATATTTCCTTAGCTGTAATGAAGCAGTCTGATTTAGCATACTCAACCTCCTCTTCGAGTATAGTATTAATTACATGCTTCTTTACAGTCTTCGAATAATATGGCTCACACCCACTAGATGCATTAGCAATAATGGACAATGTGCCTGTAGGAGCTATAGCAGTCAGTCCTGCATTCCTTAACCTAACTCCCTCGTCAGTTTGCCAACGGCTCCCGCGCCAAGCCGGGAAAACACCGCGCACTTCAGCAAGCTTAGAAGACTCATCAATAGACCATTGCCGAATCTTTCTCATAACATCAGACGCATAACGTACTGCCTCTTCAGTATCATACTGTATATTTAGTTTAATAAGCATGTCCGCAAATCCCATAATTCCTAACCCAATTTTCCTAGTCATTTTAGTCTTTGTTTCTATTTGAGATATAGGGTATTTGTTCATGTCTATCACATCATCAAGAAACCTTGTTGCAAGCCTAACTACATACTCAAGGCGATCGTAGTCCACCTTCTCAGCTTTGACAAATCTTCCAAGGTTTACAGATCCTAAATTGCACGACTCATACGCCAAAAGTGGCAACTCTCCGCACGGATTCGTCGACTCTATGGCACCAACATTTGGTATCATATTGTGACGGTTCATCTCATCAAGGAACAAAATGCCCGGTTCCCCGTTTGCCCAAGCATGGTGAACTATTAGATCAAACAACTTTTTAGCCTTAATTTCTTTAACAACAGCACCAGTATGAGGATTAATCAATTGGTGCATCCTATCACTCTTAACTGCAGACATAAACTCATCAGTAATACCTACAGACAAGTTAAAGTTAGGTATATCCCCTTCTTTTTGTTTACACTCTATAAAACTCACTATATCCGGATGATCTATCCTTAACGTTCCAAGATTTGCACCGTGGCGCACTCCGCCTTGCTCTATTGCTTCCATGGCCTTATCAAATATACGAATAAACGCTATTGGACCACCCGCACACTTATTAGTACTCTTAACTAAATCGCCAGACGGACGAACATTGGAAAAACTGTACCCACAACCTCCGCCGCTTTTTTGAACCAATGCAGCATCTCTAAGCGTGGTAAATATAGACTCCATGCTATCATCAATGTTGAGTACAAAACATGCGGATAATTGCCCTATTGCACGCCCAGCGTTTATAAGGGTAGGAGTATTTGGCAAAAACTCCAAATTAGTCATAATCTTATAAAATTTCTCCTCATACTCACTCATAGACTCATCGCGCTCCGCACCCGATATAGTGCGTGCTACCCTCTCAAAAAGTTGTTCTGGGGTTTCAATTACCTTTCCAGTCCTATCTTTTGCTAAATACCTCTTCTCAAGCACCTGTATAGCGTTCTGGCTAAGTTGCATCTTTAATCCTCCTCAACATACTATTAATCTTCCACTCTAGTGGCTTCAAATTCAGCCTTATAATCCACGCAATAAACTTATACATTCTTAATTATTCTCTCTATGGTTTTATCACAGTATTCTGTGTCCATCTCAATGCCTATCCATTTGCGACCAGATCGTTCGGCTGCAAGTGACGTTGTACCAGATCCATTAAAAGGGTCTAACACCAACCCGCCCACATCAGTAGAGTACAATATCGGACGTGACATAGCCTCAACAGGCTTTTGAGCTGGATGCACACGATTGTTGTTCTCCTTGTCAATGTCCCATACATCTGATATATTCCGCTTCTGTAGGCGCAGTTGGTGTTTACCCTTAGTAGCAAATACTACAAACTCATGCTGAAACCTAAAGTGATAACCGACCCCAAAATGTTGCTTCCGCCAAACAATACAGTTCTTTATATCAAACAACTTACCAATTATCGGGTATACATGCGGGTACAATTTCCATCCGCAATAAACGTAGACAGCACCGCCGTCTTTTACAACCCTATATAACTGATCAACTACTTGCTTAAACCAAGCAACATATTCTTCTGGCGACATTGCATTATTAGCAAAATCGTCTTTAGCCGTATGTACAGTACCTCTGCCACGACAATCGAAGTTATACGGCGGATCAGTAACTACCAAATCCACACTTGAATCATCAATACTAGGCAATACTGACATACAGTCTGCATTATACAACTTGCCCAGCTCTGTCTCAAAGCACGGATTCATTACCTAATCTTTTCCACGAATTTGTCAAATTCTCCGAACCCACGTACAAAGTAAATTTCCTTAAAGTTGAACTCATCAGACGTTACATAATCAGTCATCTCCTTCAACTCATCGGGCAACAAATAATCGACAAAAGTTAGGAAAAGTACATTTACACCGTTGCGCTTAACAGCTTGGTTAAACAAGTACTTGGAAAAAGTAAACACCCTTCTCTTGCGCTTAGTTACAGACGTAAACTCAATAGTCGGTCTGTTCAACTTAGCAGATACTTCTTCCCAAGATACCTCCTTAGAATCGTAGAAGGTATCACCAGATGAACCTCCTTCCACGTTACCTACTCTTATTATGTAGGTACGCGCCACTCCGATTACATCACCACACAACGACGGGGGTACATCTAAATACCCAAAAGCCTGACCAACATTAACTGGGCGCGACGTAACGTGAGGATAGTGCTCTGAATCTACGGACAGCCCATATCCTTGGCAAACCTCCGCTAGTGCAGTATGACCAGCTTTGCCTACCCGATTAAGTATAATATCGGGTGTATGATAGTGACACCACTTTTCCAATTCAGGGTAATCCTTAACTAACTTAATAGACGGCGATCGCATGGCCTTCAATCCGATAGCCGCACCAGTACCCTGAAACGTAGATGCTATATACTTTAAGTTCTCCCTTTCATATTCTTTACACTCCTCGCTTACTACAGGAGCAAAAGCCGACACAGTAAGCCTGCCAGCAACGTCGTATTTGTTTATTTCCTCGATCAACTTATCCTTATCTATAACAGAACCAGATCCAAGCAAGATGTTGGCACCTTTACAAATAACACCAGCAGTAGGCAACATCTTTATAGTCTCTACCGTACCATCTTCACGCTTTATTTGATGACCAGCATTCGGAGAATTGTTAGCAATACACAAATCCAAATCCGGATGCTTGACAGCCAAATAATTGGCAACATTGCCTTTACCTTCTGACCCAAATGAAATTCCAATTAAAACGTTAAGCTTTCCTTCCTGCACAACACACCTCCTTGTTTTAAACTTCATCCCTGGTTAGTTCAACAAAACTATTCGTATGATACCCGCTAAATATACAACCACTTTTATAGTTCATAACTATACAACGACCACGCATATTCGGTATTTCTCCTAAGAAAACATAAACATAGGACTCTTTAAAAGGAAGACTCCTAATGTAGTCTGTATCAAACCCTTTGGTAACAAACTTAACAATACTAAGCTTCCTCGGAACCTTTGCTTTAGGCACTTTCAACCTCTTGTTTTAGTATATCCTCCAATTTCAGTGACTCACCCCAGCGCTTGCCTACCTTTATATCCACAGGAAACTTAACCTTAAACCCTAGCATCTTTGGCACATCTGTCATAATCGGCGCTATTTCATCGCACACATACTTTAAGTATTGGCGTCTCACATCAAACAGTATAGAATCGTGTATAGTATTTATAATAAAAACACCATTGTATAACACCCCATCTGCAACCAATTTATCATGTATTTTTATAAGGGATAGGAAGGAAATGTCAGCACCTAGTGATTGAATGCAATTTTTAACTAAACAAAAGTATTTAGCACCTCCTCCTACAAAATAATTGTGGTTATCTTCAACCTCAATATTGTATTTAGTTTTGTGTTTACAAGCATCTAAATAACCCCTACGTTTGTCATTTGAATAACAAACCTCAGTTATACCAACACACTTAACCAACGCCGGAACTCTAGCAACATTGCCACCACTGCCACCATCAAATTTAGAATTACAATAGGTAGTTGGCAGTTTATACTTCAAACCAGGGTGAATATGCATTTTAATATTATCAAAGAACACCTTTAAATGTTGTTTACTATACATTTCAACCACAGGAACAACCACCCCGTGACATTTTCTCTTGCGTACATACAACTTCAACCCAAATTTTTTATTTAGCAGTTCTGCAAGCAGGATCGACTCGTCAAAACTAAAACTTTCTGTATGAATCCTTATAAACTGCCTCCAACCTTCTCTGTGATGAGATCTACGCCCCACATTGTGCCTACTACGACACAAACCCCCATCATCCTGATACCATATAGCCAACCCAAGCCAACTTATTTTATTAACTATATCCTTTACACCAAGATTAGGGTATTTTAAATTATAATACTCGGCAAGGTTCCAATGCACATTCGAACGATAATTCCACATTATATTGCCAGGCTTAAAACTTTTAAGACCAGCAACACCTTTTGATACTTTACCACCAATATAAGGTTGTAATATACTGCACTTGTACTCTAAATAAGATCGTTGTTTATTACAATGCGTCATATACAATCGTACACCATTACTCATGCTTATACCACCATCACCAAGCAAACTGCCAAGAATTATTTGTTCACATGTGGTAGACGGAATATGTAAGTAATTCGTATATAACATATCACCAACTCTCAAATTCTTAGCCTCCACCACACCACGTGAAGTGTAATATCTATGATCTGGTGTACACACCGCTCCATGTTTACCATTGCTACCTTGTACATTTACACGCAACCACCGAGGATCCTTGTATTCATTCTTAAACCAATTCACTACTCGTTTAAATTCAATTTTATTTGTAGCACTGTTCACCGAAGCAACTTTAACAGAAAGCTTTTTATCTACAATTTCCTTGATTGTCTTTGAAGCACCGCCCTCTAAAAGCACACGAGTATCCCAATGAAAACAGTGATTCGCAGCTTCGCGTTCCGCATCAGCAATAGCAGATCTGCTATTAGAATCTATCAAAAACTTTCGCGGTCTGCCAAGTACCGTATGAATTACACCGTTCTTCTTAACTGCCCTGTGTTGTAGGGCGAGGTAGTCACTAACACTCGGAAACGCATCTACAAATTTATTTAAATACGTCTGTGCCTGCTTCTCTGGCATATGCAACCTAACACTCATTTCTTTTGCCGATGCCCCAAAAATTGCACCAAACACGCAACCTTTTGCAATCTGACGCTCAAACTTAGTTATCTGATCTATTGGCTTCTCAAAAACCAGAGATCCAACAAACTTGTGAATGTCTTCGTTCTTGGCAAATGTATCCATCATGCCTTTATCACGAGCCAATTCAGCAACAATCCTGACTTCCTGTTGCGAGAAGTCACACTCCAATATATACGAGTCACTAAACCTAGCTACAAACAACCTGCGTAACGGATACTGATTTAAAAATTCGCTCTTAGTTTCATCACGCGGAATTCCCTGAAGCGGCGGTGCTTTACAGGCTAAACGGAAGCTTTGTATACCATAATGTTTAAAGTTTGGATGCACTATGTCTCTATCATCCAAACTTTCTTTAATGGACGGCAAAAAGTAAGTAAGCACATTGGTCACCCTACGTGCCTCATAAAGCGGATTGACATCTGGCACCTCGTTAGCGTATGCCTCAAGTACCTCCTTATCCGTAGACGGAGATCCCTTCTTCTGTCCCTTTGCTTTTTGTGTAGCAGTTAGATCATTATATTTTATAGGTTTAAGCTTCAGCGTCTCAAACAACCACTTACTTATTTGGGGCGTAGAATTTATGTTGGTTACCCCATATTTATCATTAAAATATTTAGAAAGTTCGTCTATCCTGCCTTTGAATATACCCGTATATTGATCCAACAAGTCAGCGTCTATTTTCATGCCAGAACATTTCAACACTACAAGTACCGGCAACAACTTTACAGTAATTTTCTCAAATATAGTCTTTGCTTTAACATCCAGACGGTCGTAGATGTAGTTGTACAACATACGCGTCATGTAAGAGTCGTAGGCATTATAGCGCTTTAGTTCTTCGGTTGGAGCCCCTAAATAATCATGCTCTACCAAAGAAGACTTGAATTTAGACTTGTACCCAGCCAAGTCTGGCATGTACCTCATACTAATTGCCTCTAATCCATACTCGTTGTATGTATTATCGTATATAAAGGCCAACGGAAACAAATCTGAATAATTTCTTACTTTTATATTATATTGTGCCAAAGCAACAACATCAAATAGTATATCCGCAAAAACTTTCTGAACCTTATCTGATTGCAGGAAGTCAACCAATACATCGTACTCCTTAATATCTTTTTCCCTGCAATCAAAGAAATATGTAAACTTATCACAACTAACTGCTATAGTTCCTATAATAAAAGACAAACTAAACACATTTAAACTATTAGTTTCAATATCTACACCAACGTTTTTAGAACTATAAGCATCCTCTACAAACTGATGTTTAAGGTTGTCAGTATAGGTAACAAATTTCTCTTCTACACTTACCGTACTGCTATTACCAAATATGGACTTCATGTGGTTATGCAACTGTGCTACATACCGAGGTTCCAAGTGCCTATTGCGAAGTATGTATGCAGGATGGTCGAATGTAGCAATGGGGATTTTCTCGTAGGAGGGGTTAGACTTTAAGATGCGTTGCATTTCCTTTTTAGCAATTGCACCAAATACAAGAATGGTTTTTGGGGGCAAATGAGATATTATGTAATTGATATCAGCATCTAGCCTAGGTCTACAACACTTTACCTCTATGGTAGACGGTTGCCTGTCTTTATTAGTTTCCTGATCCTCAGGGCGACAGGATATTATATTAACCATAGCAGTATTCTTCGAATACTGATCAAGCACCCTGTGTATCAACTCACCAGACGCACCGACAAACGGCTTACCCTCTTTAACCTCGTTTAGACCTGGAGACTGACCAATAACCAAAATATCCACCTGACTTACATTAGATATACAGGAAAAAACTTTAGGAGTGTTATTAAGTGTGCAAGCACTACAATTTGCCGACGATTCAAAGTTGTCTACTTTAAAATCCACCACATCACCTCATTTTGTTGTATACAACATTATACCACACCTAAACAACAACGTCAACTACTTTTGTAGAATATATTACTTATAACACTGGCAATAATGGGGATTCTCTGGGCAAAACGTACTTAACCTTTTGTCATCTTTGCACACATACACGTTCCGCCTCATCATACCCTTGCTACAGTAATAAATACGCGCCTGCCCGTCTTTTTTAACGTTGCGTGCCACAATATAGTTTAATGGGAAACCAAGCCTGTCTCCTTCATCTTCTAACGCTACACGCGACTTCATTCTAAGCGCATCCTTAATCATCCTCTTAGTAATCAACCGAGTCTTAAAGTTAATACAATTAAGACAATGTACAGTCGGTCGCTCTCTTGGTTCTATCTCTTTTAATCTTTTTGTCTTCACTATTCATTACCGCCTTTCTCGCTTTATTTTTAATTAGCAAACTATATAACCTCACCTCTTCAGTAGTTTTAGCTTACATTGTCCATAGAAACGGAAACAGCTCGTTCACTATTCTCCACCCACATTTTATCATTTACAAACATATCTATGTATATATCTGACTTACCTTCTCTATGTTTTGTTAAAAAGAACTTAGACACCTTGCCTGGTTCCATCTTCTCACACAGCGATAGTACAACATCGCTTACAAATGCTTTATCAATAGACTCAGACATATGCTCCATTGTAACCACTTCGGCTCGCAAGCCCTCTCTATTGGCCTGAGTAGCTGACCAAACCGGAATCTGCAAAATCTGAGAATATGCCTTTAATGCACTAAATATATCTGCCAACTCAAACCGTTTTTCCTTGTACCGAGCTTGGGATAACAACAAATCTGCATAGTCTACATACATTATATCAAATTTAATACCATCCGCATCTGCTTGATGGTAGACCGAATACAAATAATCCACCGAAATAGATCGTACTGGTCTGTAAAGTATCATAAACTTCTTATTTACCTTCTCACTAATAACCTTAATGCCATCCATAGTAATATCCATTTTCAAAGCGCCAGACAACAACATCATTACACGCCTCAATATGGAAAACTCTGGCATTTCTAGCGTAACAAACAAAACGTTGTGACCTTTCAACCACGCATATAATGCAAAATTCAACAAAGACATCGTTTTCCCGTAGTTCGGCGGAGCTAGTATTATGCCGAGTTGACCAGCACCAAGACCTCCAACCTCCCCAATCGATCCAGTACGCAGAATATCATTTAAGAAACTTATATTTGTTGGCACACATTTCCTAGTTTTGCCTTGTTCCAGTATATACTCTGACTCATCAATGTTAACTCCATATATATGTTTATCTTCTATAGAATCCATCTGTATCTTAAACATGCTAGACACAGTAGATGATACATCTACATCAGAACCAGACTTAATTTTCTCATAGGAAGTCTTAAATAAGTTTTCGAGTTTACGCAACTTAGCATATCTGTTTAGCTCGTTGGTAACAAATTTGGTGTCTACTTCCTGGGTGTATATAAGGTTTAAGAAACCAACAACAATAGAATCGTCGGCAATTGTACGATCGCGCTTATACAAATACAAAAGTTCAGACTGAGTAGGTACCCTGTTATATTCTGCATAAAACACCCGAAGTATATCATAAACGTCTGAAGACATGGCAGATGAAAACATCTGGGAGTCAGCAAGGCCCATCGTCTTCCTAAACGCATCGTCATCTTTTACTATTGTAGACAGTAAAAGCAATTCATATTGATCAGTACTAAACCCCATGCCACTCCTTTAATATTGTACTATAAACTAAGCTATTTGGCAAGTAACATTTAAAAAAGAAAGAATCGTCTTGGTTAAAGCATTTAGATAGTGCCGCTGCTACACCAGCACTCCTACTAATACCACCATCACACTGACACACTATCAACCCTATCTCCAAAGTATGTTTCTTTACAAAGGAAAGTATCTTCTTGGCGTGTGCGCGGGAAAATGCCACCATTTTGCCGGATTTGTCGACGTAGTTATCTTTGCGTATGCTTATGCACTTAGTACCATTAAAATCATGGAACTTCAACTGCAACGTTCCTACCCTTGCCTTTATCTGCGGCAACGGCGGATGCACATCGCACGGATCACATATAGAAATAAGTATATGCGGTGTATCAGAATAATATTGTTGTATCAACCCTCTATTCAATACTATTATATCCATTATACCCTCACCTGAAGCAACCTGTCTATAAATTTCTTAGTCAATTTGTGCTTGCGATCAAGCATCTGCAACAACCTATCCCCGAACTCCCCGTTTGGTACCAACACCACAGATATTACATCCTTCGTCCTGCCCATCCTATGTAGCCTATCTTGAGACTGAAAATACATCCCACCAGATGTCGGTATTGAAAAGTACATAGCAAAGTCAAAGCTTTGTAGGTTTAAACCGCGAGAATCTACTTGTAACTTACATAAGCGAGAGCACCTCCCAAACTTCTTTAGCATTTCATATTCAGCGTCAAAGAAATACCACAACAAAAAGTTGCTACGATCTGCAACTATCCTCTGCAACGCCTCCAATTTAGGGTTTGGTGAATCAAAGAACACTGGCACCACTGGCACTTTTTGCTTTTTATCAGCACTCTCATCAAATGTAGTACTAGTTGCTGTTGGGTCTTCTACGTATACAAACCCAGAAATAATCTGCATCATTTTAGAAAACACAGACAACCCATCATTACATATAACATGTACTTTACCATCATCGTATTCCCCAAACTCAGCAATAGCATTTACTATGCCTTTTTGATAGTCACTCAACTCGTATCTAACAACTACAGTTTCTTTCTTTACCGTACTAGGCACAGCTTCCGACTTATCGACAATGAAAACAACATCTTTAATCAACGCAATGATGTTATCAAAAGAGCCGCGCTTAGCAACTGTCTTAATAATCCTACCATTCCTCCTTATAACTGTAAAGAACTTATACAAGAAATGATAATAGTTTTTACCAAGCACGTCCGTAACCAAAGACAATACAAATATTTCATTAAGCTTATTCTCTACTGGATAACCCGCCAAGAGCACCACACGACTTTTGTTTTTAAGAACCTCAGAAATGTTTTTATACCTAGCAGTCTCTGGATCAGATATGCAATGCGCTTCATCAAAAACAAAAATATCATAATCTTCCATTACTTCAGTATTATTCTTTATCCAGTCATAGGATGTAATAAATATCTTACCTGGGTGTCGCAAGTCAGTTGTAAGACTTAATCCAAGTTCAAAGTTTTTATTTTCATTTATCCATATGTGCTTCTTAGACGCCTCACATATAATCATGGCTGGCTTGTCTAAAACCTTCAAATACATCAACGCTACAATCGTTTTCCCAGTTCCAGTTGGCATTAAAAGGGCAGACTTGGGTCTATCCAATATAAACTTAACTGCTGCCTCTTGATATGGCTTTAACTTGCCTTTCATACACGCTCCAACATACAGTTTTGGCTCATTATTCTGACCCAATAAATACTAGTTTTAGTAAACAATTCAACGTCATAATCTGACGGATCTTTTCCTTCCCTATCATCATACATTAACACACCAATATTCGTCAATGGAAGTTCGTCAGCAATCCTTTGAGCCAACCGTTTAGCTCCATCAAATGCATCACTATCTAAAGCTATAATTATAGTTTTAATCAACACAGACTTCAGTTGTTTCATCTGATCTGCCGAAACATCCTTGCCAAGCACACACACTGCAGACCTATTTGTCTTCAGGAATGGAACCGAATCGAAGCAACCCTCAACCAAGTACAATGTATCATATTCCCGCTTAGTAAAGTACATAAGAGGTTTACCAGAGGTGCCAGATGGCGGATTTAACGTTTTCGGATCCAAACCTTTAAGGAAAGCGCGCGCTACATAGTACCTATTCTTTTGATCAAGAAACACAACTCTACCAAACAACCTATTGGTACCTAGATGTATCCCCATTTTACTAATTAGGTCTACATCCAGTTTTCTCTTTAACAAATAGTTCATAGCCCCAGTAGAATATACAGAATCCCCGAATGGTATAATGTTCTCTGATATGTCTTTGTCAAATTCTCCGGCAGGCTTCCTTACGGGGTCATCTTTAAGACCAGACGCATCTACTCTATATAGTTCTATCAACCTTCTGTAGGAAATCTTCCAACCACACCGGAAGCAATAGGCAAACCTTCCGGGAACTATATAAAGATGAAACTTCGTGTCAACCGTTCTCCCTGTATTTTCACAGTTCGGACAATTGGCATAAAACTTAGTTTTCGTAGAGTTAGGCTTAACATGTAAGTTTTGCATGGTTGCACAAAAGACCAATTGGCAGGTGGGGTATCCAGTCGCTAGGCGACCTGCCCATCCTCCTTTTACTTTCCTTACCTGTTAGTCTTTATATTTCGCTAAGCCTTTTTTGTATACTGTCTTCCGATTCCTCTACAACTACCACATCACCATCTACGGCACCACTAGGTTTCCTTCTGGACGTATGATCGCCAAGGATATCCCCAGGATCGGTGGACATAATGGCTTTCTTGGTATTTGCAAGGACTTCTGCAAGCTCTTCGTAAGACTTTTCCGCTATCTCTTTCCTAAGGTCAAACACCTCATCTTTCCACTTCGGGTAAATCGAGGAAAGCGGAGTAATCTTAACCTCTGGACGGGAATCGTCATAGTTCGGATATCCATCTACTGTCTTCTTGATAACTACAAAGTTATGACCCTGTTCAGCGTCCAATAAGGGTTTGAACTCTGGATCTTCCATGTATGAGAAGATCTTACGTGCTAAGGTCTTACCAAAAGCAAACTTCTGAACGCCCTTTTCTACATCAGAAAGGTCTATAATGTTAGCAATAACGCGGTTGTACGCCTTCATCCTTTTTGCTAACTTTACATCGTTCTCGTCCTTGGATGAATACAAGTTCCAGATAAACTGGCACAAAGGACACGCCTTCTTGTGAGTAAGCCTAGCACAGTACACCATATCATTCAGCGACAACCCTACCTTCGGGTGCACGCCAGACAATATGAATGGATACGGGGTTGACCAATCAGACGGCAACACTCCACCGACAGGAAGAATCCTAATTATATTCTTCCCATCTTTGGGCTTCCAAAGGTCTGACGGACCGCCACCTTCCAAGTAGGATCCAAACACAGCATCCCCATCAACAGGTGCAACCGGCTTCGATGCCTCTTTTGCTGCACTAGCAGGCGCCTTTGCCGTAGCCGGTGTCGCTGTTGCAGGTGCTGCAGTTGCACTTGGCTTGGAAGACGTAGTCGTCTTTACAGTGCACTTGCTCTTAATCGCAGGTGACAAGCTATCCGCAAACGCCTTAACCTTTGCATAATCCGCCTCTGGACCGAACATAACCTCAGCACCCATCATAACTACATATTTCTTCTCTACTTCTGCCATTACTTTGCCTCCTCTTGTTAGGTTTGTCTAAACCTTAGTTTCTTCTCCTGTGACACCTTATAATTGTATATACGCTCTAGTTCCTCAACATAATATCTGCAATTTGGACACCTGCGTATAGGTACAAGCTCTAACTTGTGCATCATATTCTCGTGGTTGTATCCAGCAGTATCATATACCTGTAAAAACGCCAGTACAAACGACCGACTCTTGTAATGATCTGGCAGGTATGGCTTGAAATCGTCAATCAAATACGAAATTTCCTCAGCTGCCTCGGCATCTTTAACCTTAAACAACCCTGCTTTGAAGTTGGCATGGCTACAGTTGCTATGCTTTGATCGCGAACCTGACAACATATACATACACGCAGTCGCATCAAACCCAGTTGCCTCATGGAAAATACGAAATTGCCTATAGTTTTCATTTCCGAGGGACTCGTAAGACCTTGCAAAGTCATACACAGTCCAATTCCTATTAAACTGATTAAGCTTCTGCGCCTCCTCTAGTCCGGCATTTACAACAAAACACGGCACCTCCTTGAATCCAAGATCGACAGCAGCTTCCACGCGGTGCTGACCGTCTATTATTTGCATATGAGAATCAACTTTAATAGGATTAAGATGCAAAAGGTTTTCTTTAGACATAGACGCTTTCAATACAGCAACGTGATCTGGATTAACATATCGATTACCTTGTAAAAGCTGTAAACTCTTAGGATCAACCCAGACTAAGTCAACCTTCTCTTTCCTTTGTACCTTCATCTACCCATCTCCTTGTTGTTATTTATACACACCTTGCCTGTTCACGTCACCATTATACCACACTGCACCGCACAAAGTCAATACCTTTAATAGGTTATAGCTTACTGCTATGTTTTTAAAGGCAATATACTCCCGTCAGGCTTAGCTAACACCATACGCCCTTTTACAACTGTCATATTAAGCACACGGAGGAAATTCTCCGTCAATATTATATCGGCTGTCTTTTCTGGGCTCCACCTTACATCGCTAATCATATCCCTAATAAAGTTCTCAAACCTTTGTGGAGTCATCTCTTCCGATACAATCCCAGACAGGAAGGTTATTACATCATCAATACTCAAATGCTTCGGGTCTGTTCCAGAATAATTACCTAAGAGGATTTTTAAGTCCTCAAACATATTTCCTCTTTTATACCAATCTTTTGCATACAAATAAAAATGCGAGTATTGGTTAGGTTTATTGTCCACCTCTTTTACCTCCCTTTGTTTGCAACTCAATTGCCTTACAATGTGTTATGATAAACTTCAGTCATAACCCTATCAAGAAACATTGCCCCCCCCCTGTTTACCAAAGTTTACCTACTGTTTAAGTTGTTTGCTGCTTCCTCTTCAGTATCAAACGCCATCGACACAGCAAAGTATCCAGTTGCCTCTGGAGTTGCTTGGGACGGATCATCTGATGAAAAAACTTCCCCTCTCAACCTAGTATCAAACCCAATATAAAACTTGTCCTGTTTAGCCAACGTTCTCCCCTTTCTTTAGCATAAAATTACGAGTAGGGACTATCCAATCCTCCCCTCGGTTATACTTAACATCCAAAGCCACCTTAAACTGGTGGTGCGCCTTGTCATACTGGTACACGATTATGTTAGTTACAAAGTTCTTCTTAGACCCCATACGTTGCTTTATAACTATATAGTTATCTGCAGAAATGCTATAGTTCTCCTTGTACAGCGGAGTATATTCAAAGCAGTGCACGTCTTTCCTCTTAGCAATCACGTTGTGCACAGAAAGTACCGTACACGCTTTCTTTACGGAATACAAGTCCCCAGTACCAAACCGCGCAAAGCTCTTGGAAAGTGTGCAGTTAAGCTCTGGATGCACACACACACCGCGCCCTACACGACATCCGTCGCAGTTGAGCTCTACACACTTCTTTTTTTCTTCTTTGGATTTTACTTGAGGCAGGTCGTTGCTGACACACATCGGGCAAACCCAATCTGCGCCGTACTTATCTTTATTTTCTGTCAGAACCTTAGTCTGAAAATCGTGCTGGCACTTAGAGCACTTAAGTACAACCCTAATCCTAGACACGTTAGGTTCGCACAACTTACATACCTTGTTCTCCGTAACTATTTTGGACTGGTGCAACTTCTTATCATTCGTATAAACTAGAACATCCCTGTGACAAACAACACACTTTACTTTAATGCACTCTGCCATCTCGCCATCTCCTTTGTATAAAAATATTATACCACATGCAACACAGGTTTGTCAAGTATTATTGCTATATAACTCGCACTCTATTGTTTTATCCTTCGGGGTTCTTGGACAATACTCAACACTCTTGCAAGACTTGCATAAGGAAACCACAACACTACCAACCTTTGACCTTACCCTTGCCTGCTGAAACATTGTTAACTTATCATAATCCATTCCGTACAAGTCTCGCGTCATCTCATTCAAACCCTTCCCCATGTACCCATCTCCTTTTTAGAGTGTTGTGCCTTAACCGTTTGTAAACTTATAAAGTGGGTGGCTGGATTTTTACCAGCTTTAGCTTTCGGAACTTTATTAACCTACGGGTTAGGTATCCCGCGTCCTAATTCTTCATAAAAGGCGCCCAGGGAGTAGCTACATCCCATCAATTTCTTCAACCTTATAAGGTATCGTCACCTCACTGCGACTGAACATATGGCCCGCGACCGCGTCCGGCTGTAGCCAGCATGTAATTTCATTGCAATGAAATTAGCTACGTTCAGTGGCCCCGCATCCGGTCTTCACTTATAAAGTTTGCAGCGTATTCATTACGCCAACACCCACTTTTAACTTGGTCACCACAGTTAAGTCCAGCTCCAGTTTCCTGGCTACCTTCTATCCTAACTGCTAACCCAATCCTAACAAAGGCATTGCTTCGGCTCTAAGGGTTGCCCCAAGTTAATCTCAAAGATCAATATTTTTACCACCAACATCCATTATACCACATGAAACACAGGTTTGTCAAGTATATTTAAATATGACAATCATAAACGCTAAGCAAAGTATTATCTGGCAAAGCATTGATGGTTTTACAAAACCAATCTTCCCAAACACCAATGCCTTTATCATTGCTGACAGTGCCAAACCACTTCATAGATCCTCTTTCATACCATACCTCATCCATCAATACAGCAAACGTTGCAATAGGTGCCGACTCCTTAATATATTGGTCTTTTGTTAGTACATTGCCAGCCCCAAACAATTGAGCAAATGCTTCTTGACGTTCTAACAGAACTTTACTATCCAACTGCGGAGCTAAAAGATCCCACATCTTTGTAGCTTTCTCAATCCGAGCTACTCTCATACCATCAAAATCAATATCCCCCTTACAAGCAACATCAGTATCAAATTCAGGATCGTACTTAAAGATGCCCCTGTATACAATTTTAGGACAGCACGCTCCAGACTTCAGTTTAAAGAAACCGCACCACCTGCCACCCAAAACATAATAATCCCATTTAGAGTTTGGGTTATAAGTAGTTTCCCTTTTCCCTGAACCACTACACTCTTTACACTTTAAGTCTGGCTTATCTTTAAGTGGATGGTCTTGAAGATACCTGTCCACAAGCTGACGGCGCTTTTCTATATATACATCAAACACAGCCTTGCGACGAACTACCTCCACCTCAGATACGGGTTGAAAAATACCATCTTCTGCGTTCGTCAGTATCGTCTTTACACTCTCATCCCCAACCAAACATTCTGATGCCACCCTTTTTTCAACCTCTTCTAAAGCCCTCCGACCTATACAGTAGCAATTCTCCATATATGGATCTACCTTTAAGTCCTCGTTAAACGGGGCTAACTGTTCCTCTGGGTTTGAACCAACTACTAGTACAGAAAAGTGGCTCATGACTATCCTTTAACACTATCCTCAGGTTTAATACTAGCATCGTTTTCAGCCACAAAGTTACGTATTTCTGATATATTCTCAAGGATAAGTTTGGCTTTGGCAACCCCAAACGTAAACGGGTATGTATCCTCCTCATCCTTCATTAAGCTAATTACCGGCTTACCCTTAAACTGATCCTTCTTTACCATTTAAACTCCTTTATTAAAGGTCTTCACCTGCGTTATTAAGGGATTCCTCAAACTGTGCAACCGACCATACCTTATCTTTAAACTCCGACAAAAGATCGTATGGTACACCGCAACTGAGAATCCTTTGTGCCAGCACCTCCACCTCGTACTCGTCTTCTCTCATAAGTACTTTTCCAGTAGTTCCATCCGGGTGTTGCACAACAAGATCACGGGTTGACCAACAAGAACCACTGTTACTAGGAGATCCAACCTCTAATATTCTTACACCTTTTCCCAACATCTCGACACCCTCCCCCTATTAATACATCCCCGGAAAACAAACACCCTCAAGCGCGTCTGCTATATCTTCAAGCTGGCTTATTGCATCTCCAATATCGCCAACATCGGCAACTTCTGTATCCACACCAGTGTCTATGTTCTCCAACTCGTCACACGCCTCGCTTACCTCATCGTACTTAGGAAGATGCTCCATATTGGCGCCGCTCATATTGTCACGCCACGATGTCATCTCTTCTGTAAGCGACTCAACTTCGCTGAAATCAACATTGCTAAGTATCTTATTGGCTTCTTTGACAACTGTCGCCTTTTTAGTCTTACTTAAGCTATCCAGATCGCCACCGCAATCATCGATTAAATCCTGCAATTCAGATGCTATAGTACGAATACCGTCTGCCGCCCATCCAGCCCTCGCCGATCTCGATTTACCTTTTGCCATCTCAACACCTCCTTATTGTACTACCATTATACCATATAAGGCATAGGTTTGTCAAGTATCTTTAGGTTTGTACGGCAACGCCAACTTAACCTTCGCACTAACTTCCTCATGCAAATACCTCTCGAACAATTGGGAAAACCCAGTACGCAACTTATCGTCCAAACTGTCTTCAATGCCGGCACACACAACATCACGAACTTGCAAATAAACACTGTCAATTATAGCCCTTATTGCCTCATCCACCTTTATGCAGTCATACTTCTTATGCACAAATTTTCCGTTCTTTATGTGCAAATCAAATATCTCTTTTAGTTGTTTGGTAATTGGTATGTAATAGTTAACACCTCCAAGCATAACACGAAAGTAAGCCCCGTTTACAGCCTTCTCCCTCTGATATCGGGACAGCTCTACATCTTTTGGTAGTTCATAAACTATATCATACATATATAACCTATATTAAATTACAATAGCAATATCGGAACATCAAAATCATCAGGACCACTAAAGTCAGCACCGTACTTACCAGCATACTTCTCGTTGTGATGCTCACTACAAAACCCTGGCGCACCCTTCAATAGGGGGTACCAAGCAGACGCCTGTTTCCTACAACCCTCTATAACACACGTATGCCTACGACAAAACATACCGCCATCTACAACATCTTTATTACACCAGTCGCCTTCCTCATCAATACTGCGCATACGACAACACCCTAACCCGCCCCAACCACTTTCTATATCCTTCTGTACAACTAAAACCCTTATACTACCAGACGTCAAAGTGCCTTTTATCGAATTGTAAATAAACTCGTATTTTTTAGGCAGGTCCCTCCTACCATATAACTCACTGTTAAGTACCTCTATTACCTTTAGCATACCAAAAGGATCATCCATAACCATAGCCTTGTAATATTCATACTCGTTGCCAAACATGTATGTAGGCAAATCGTAAACCTCAGCAAAATGGTTATACACCATTTTAAGGCTATTAAAGAGATGGACAGTATCCATATCTCTAATGTTTATCTCTTTTCCGTTGGCTTGGCGCCATTTTAAATTACTCATGGTGCTATTCCTATATCCCATGCATATGTATTTGATCCATCTTCACCATCACAAAACCTTCTAACCCACTCTTTATACTCATCACTTTCACCAAGAGATTCGTAACTATACTCTTTGCCGTGGCAATCTGTTGCTTTTACTACTACAGTTGGGCAATTAGTAAGGCATCTAACCATTTGATCAATAACCCACATCTTGTGATGATCCCCATCGATACTACCATATTCGCTGGCAACTTCAAGCGCCTTGCATACTCTGTCATCCATCCCATCGCCCCCTTTTATTATACTACCGCACAGCATCCAAAGGTTCCGCCACCTTCAAGAACTCCTCTATACTTACATTGAAATGTCCAATTGAGTAAATTATAAATACTTTGCTATCTCTTTCTTTGTTAGCCCACTCTTACATTTATCACAAACGCACCGAGACTCAGTAGTAACAACCTTATCGCCACAAATGTTGCACAAAGCTTCGTGCTCTGCCACCTTAAAAACCTTTGCCTTTGCCATTATAACTCCCCCTCCTTTCTTTATATTCTGAATGTAATACAAACCATTCATCAAGCGTCATCCTACCCTTAAATAAATTGCACGGCAAATGAGCCACGCCTAAGTTAGAACGCTCGTGCGTACCGCCTCTTACTATTGGTATACTATGTTCAATCGAATCGTTGCCAAACACTATTACATCAAAACACAATTCACAAGTAAGCGTCCCATATTTCTTAATGTTGTCTTCATAAACTTGTTGCACTGTTCCCAAACTTAAATGACCAACAATTGCTCGCTTTGTCTTTTGGTTGTGCGAATTTACCCTGGCTGATAATTTATACACTTCCGTCTGACGGTACCGCTTCCGATAAGCAATTATATGTTCTAAATTACCTTCCGTCCAACGTTTATTTTTAGCAGCCACTCTATCTGGGTGCGCTTTACGGTACCGCTTCTGCCTAAACCGACCATTCTCTGGGTGAACCTGCGCATACCGTTTCTGAGTAGCTCTTACCCTATCTGGGTGCGCTCGCTTATATCGTTCTCTCCTAGCTCTAACTTTCTCTGGGTGCAACTGCGCCTGCATCTTTTTTGCATTGGCAATTTCTGCTTTATGTTCCAGCCTATATAACTTTCCGTATTTTCTCCTACAATCCTTACACTCAGTTCTATGTCCAGTCTTATTTGTCCGTTTATAAAACTCTGTAGTAGGCTTTCCTACCTTGCATATTCTACAAACTTGCACAGTTGTTGGCATATTAGTCCCTGCATAGAACAGAGGTAACGAGTAGGAGTCCTGCCGACTTAAGACAGCCGGAGACAGACTGCACTTGGCGTGCCTCATTACCTCTTAATTGTTTACTTGATTTATACATACAAGACTCCCAGTCTTATAATTATTATAACACATCGATGTATGCCTTGTCAAGTAAAATGCATCTATTTATCCAAGCATTCACCAACATACGTAGGAAATCTAGGCACCCCTGTATCTGTCAGTTCGCAATAGCGAAATGTAATCTTCGTATTAATCTTCAATGGGCTGTTCCTTTCTTTGTCTGTCAGCCCAGATCCAACAGAAAACCTTACCCCATTTGCCAAAACACAAACGTAACCTCCAAGCCTACCTTTGTGCCTACCCTTACCGGGCTCGTATCCGATTATTGTCGCCTCATCATCATAGAAGCTCTTTACCTTAAGGAGCGTAGGAGAACGCCTCCCCTCATAGCGCGAGTGCGGTTTACGGAGCATCACGCCCTCAGCACCCTTCTCCTCAAGCGCCTTCAAGGTAGCTTTAAGGTGATCAACACCATTACAAGGCATCTGCTCAACTATTACGCAGTGATCGGGCAACTTTGCATGCGCCATGAATTTGCGCCTTTCCTCAAATTCCGCTATTGTAAGCCCCGGCATATCGAAGATGAGGTACTTAATAGGTCTCCACTCCTCATCGAGACCTTGCGACCGTACAATGGACATCGTCTCCTGAAATTTCTTACGACCAAGCCAAAGCTCGCCATCGAGGGGGTCTTCACCCAAGTCCTTGGTAAACCACTCCGGCGCATAGAGCTTGTTGCCCAAGCGCGAAATGAGCTCTTTGCCCGTCCAATAGGCACGGATGCCATCAAGCTTTTCGGACATCCACCAGCCATTGGGATCGATGTCGGGAGTCCACTTGTTAGCAAGTAAGAGCGCCGGCGGTACTGCTTGCACCTTACCACCTTCCTTAGTTTTAGGGGCGCGCATAGTTAGAGACCCGCCTATACGAGCAGATTCTGCCTCATCACCCCTCACTTTACGGATATGTTTGCATGTCCTTTTATTAATAGGAAGGGACTGATTGCGCCACGCGGGACACGAGCACGATATTACATCACCAATGCGCTTAACTTGATACGGGGTTGCTGCCGAACCTTGCACCTCAACTATCTCACCATCTTTTATTTCTGCCATCTCGTCATCTCCTTGTTATACAACCATTATACCACATTAACTATAGGTTTGTCAAGTATATTTAGATATCGAAGTGGCGTTGCCAAGACCCACAGTAGCGGGGAGAGCCACACCCAGGCAACGCCACAAAACATTACGACTTCCTTATCAATGAAAGAATTGTATCCTTCTCCAACCCTTCCAAGGACAAGTCTACATCGCACTTATCCTTTTTAGACACAAGCTTAGCTCCAGCCATATCCAAAACCTCGTTTAATGTAATAGCATTCTTATAGAAGTCAAACAAGTACCTCCTAGCATCATCTGAGTACTTATTACCATAAGATGTTATCGAATTTCCTATATCAGCCTCAGCAAAATAAAACTTACATTCATTTGGCGATACAGTTACCAACCCTAACATCCTTTGCCTTTCTTTAATCTTAGTCGCAACAACACCAACTACATTGTTAGGGTTAACCATGTAGTTCTTACTAAGGTTCTTTACAGGCTCCTCAGCAACCAATATTTTAAAAGGAACCTCTACGTCTTCATCGTGGTTAAAATAGTTAACAAACAATATAAGAGACGCCTCCGTCTGCCTTGCTACATAAAACAGTTCTGATGCACCATTAGGCTTAGGCGCAGCCGTCATATCGCCAGAGAACAGGATCTTACGATCGCCAGACCTGTAATTTGCATCCCAACCAGTTTTGCAACCATCTGAACCAAGTAATGACAAGTCCAAATCAATCCTAGTATTGCCAACATCTTCCCAGTGCACACCAAAAACCATATCTTTTGACACTGATATACTGGTACCAGACGGTAAGTTGCCAGTAAACTGCTTTTCCGTTGCAGGTAGTGCATACTGAACCCCAGACGGTATAAATATTTTCTTACCCTTAACTTTAGGTTCTATGTCCTTAACTATTGATCTAAGTACAACCTCCAACGCCCCTTTAGCTTCCTTATGGTTATCAAATTGGAAGCTGGTTGCATAGCTCTTGCCGTTTCTTATTCTATATAAGATTGACTCAGCATCCGACGTCCTAAATTTCAAAGCATACGCCAGCCTTATTTTCCTAAAGATGTTGGATTGGTTCAATGCGTCTACCAGCACATCTTTCTTTATAGTCTTGCCGTTTGAAATCATGGATGTAACTGTATTAAGATAGTCTTCCTTCATAGGCTTGTGGTGAGTCTTAGCAAGTTTGCCTATCCTATTTATAATTACCTTAAGTTTCTTGTTGGTTCTAAACGCCAAGAACAAAGGTTTGAACCGATAGAAAACCTCCGCTAACCTTTCCAACCCGAATTTGGCATCGTACTTGTTCAACAACCCAAGAACAGCCAAGTTATCTTTGGTTTTTATCTCGTGGATGGTAAACCCATTTTTGATCAACAAAGTTTTGTTAATAGACTTATATATAGCAAACCGCAAAAACTCAATAGGGTTTTCTGGAAACATCCCTAAGTAGTCATATAGCGCTACGCGAACTTCTTTGTTCTTTATATTAGAAACCTCAGTTTCATCAAACCCAACAAAGGTAGCAACATCTATAACATCCCTCTTAGTATCTTCCTTAAGGGCAACTCCAGACTGAAGCAAGTCTATTATTTTATCTTTAAGCACCTTTTTTGTATACCCTCTAATTACTACAAGAGGTATGCCTTTAACATCCGTCTTAGGTATTTTCAATTCTTCCTGAGGAATGTAAACAGTGTCCTTATCATAAATACCTAACCTCTCATATCCGTAGGTAGTTATATAGTGAACAAGCTGTTCCAAAACCAACTGTTCTATATCTGCAGTCTTTATTTTCTTCCATGATTTATGAAAGGCATTGTTCATCTTATCTGCAGACAAACCAACAGCATCCTCAACAACATCAGCTAGTCGGCACAACTCTCCGTAGGAATAATTGGCTATAACTGCAGGGGAGAAAACAAACCCCTTTTTGATGGTATTCGCCATCAGGGTTTTGTCATACTTTTTACTTGTTTTAGTAATAGGCAGGGCTCTAAACAACCTAATTGTTGCTTCCATCTCGACACCTCCTTAGTTTTTAAAGGCGAGAGGTATTATACCGACGTGCTGCCATTACACTACTAGACCCGCAAGTCTAGGTCAGAATCGAACTGACTCTTTCGGTTCCAGATTTTAATAGGAACCTCTTATGCCTCAATTAATTCGTGGGCGGGGAGTATTTTCGCCATTTGAATTTTAATAGGAACTCCCTATGCCCTAATTCGTAAAGCGGGAAGTATTTCTAGTAAGCGCCCTTGTGGGGCGCTTGGTTTTAATAGGAACTTCCTATGCCTTACTAATTCCTCCACAGTGTTAGTATGGACACATTATACCACAACAAACACTGTATTGTCAAGTATATACAATAGACTATATCTATTAAAAATGGTACCCAGGAAGAGATTTGAACTCTCACGCCTTACGGCATTAGCTCCTAAGGCTAACGTGTCTGCATTCCACCACCCGGGCATTAATTGGTGTCAGAGAAGGGAGTTGAACCCTCACGGTTTTACCCGACAGATTTTAAGTCTGTTGTGTCTGCCATTCCACCACTCTGACAAAATGGTGCGAGCGAAAGGATTTGAACCTTCACGGTTTTACCCAACAGCTTTTGAGGCTGCCGTGTCTGCCATTCCACCACGCTCGCTTGCATATTGGTGCGCGAGAGGGGAGTCGAACCCCTACGGTATTACCACTGCCACCTCAAAGCAGCGCGTCTGCCATTCCGCCACTCACGCACATATGGAGTGCTCGGCGGGAGTCGAACCCGCACTTAACCGTTTAGAAGACGATTGCCCTTTCCATTGGGTGACGAGCACATTAAATTTGGTCTGCCTGGCAGGAATTGAACCTACTCTATAACCTTCGGAGGGTTATGTGCGATCCGATACACTACAGGCAGCTGGAGAGGGCTGAGTTATTCATACTCTTAAGGCACGCCCTCAATGCCAACCTATTAATAAATGGTGCGCCAAGACAGATTTGAACTGTCACCCACTCCTTAGGACGAAGTAATGCTTCCATTACACTATAGGCGCGAAACTTGCAGTAGTAGAGTTTTTAGCATACCTCAAATGCCCCCATCTTCTACTAATAAAGGTTATCCAGCCCACCCTATCTTTCAACAGGACTGCAAGAATTGGTACCCCTGAAAGGACTCAAACCTTCAATCTTCTGGTTCGTAGCCAGATGTCTTATTCAATTGGACGACAGGGGTAAATTACAAAGAGCAATTGGTCCACGCGGTCAGATTTGCGCTGACGTTCTCCACCTTATCAGGATGGCGCTATATCTACCTCAGCCACACGTGGTAAATTGGTCGGCGGTCGAGGACTTGAACCTCGATTACGCATTAATCGGATGCTTACGGCTTATAAGACCGCTGTTCTACCATTGAACTAACCGCCGAAAATGGTACCCGCAGATGGACTCGAACCACCGATGCACTGGGTGTAGACCAGTCGCCTTAGCCGCTAGGCTATGCGGGCAAAATTGGCTCCGAGAGCAGGAGTCGAACCTGCATGCCTTACGGCGACGGATTAACAGTCCGCTGGGATACCATTACCCAACCTCGGAATATTGGTGCCGCAATCGGGTATCGAGCCGAATCTTCCGCTCTTCAGGCGGTCGCTTTCACCAATTAAGCTATTGCGGCAAATCTGGAGCGGGTGGAGAGTCACGATCTCTCTATACCAGTTTGGAAGACTGGGGTGTAACCATAAACACTTCACCCGCTTGGTCACGGCGTCAGTTCGTCAAGCTGAATCCTCCTGCGCGCAGGAGAGACTACTTTATCCTACACCGTGTAAATCTGGAGCTCGTGGACAGTAACGCTCTGTCGTCTCATCCTTACCAAGGACGCATTCTACTTTTGAACCACACGAGCTTGGAGCCCATCCAGAGAATTTAACTCTGACTTTCTGCTTACGAAACAGACGTGCTAACATTATCACTAGACGGGCAAATCTGGAGCTCTAGCGGAGAATTTAACTCCGACTCACTGTTTACAAGACAGTTGTGCTAACGTTATCACTACTAGAGCTAAGAAGCGCCATCCCCGACGTAGTATATGATACTCTTTTAGGGGAAGATAAAGCACACTTATGAGAACAGTATTTCCTCTTACTTCGGCTTGGGAAAACAAAAAATTCTTTATTACACAATAGACAATTTTTCTTTATCTTTATTGATCTTTTAATATGTATTATACCGAGCTTATGTTCCTGCCTACTCAGCCTGCGACATTCTCTGCCATTGCCAACATTAAGCCCACCATAATTAAACGTAAGGGAATGACAATTGGGGCATAACAACTCCACATTTTCTCTTTTACTATTTCCACTATTGCCGTCTTTATGATGTATCTCTAATGGCACCAGCCCAGTAAGTTTGTTTACTTCATTCCAACCACACTTCTCACATTTATTATTATTGATTTCAAACAAATACTTACGTACATGATTAGACAAGTCATCCTTAGTATTCCCACTAACTTCGCCTTTCAACCACTTTTTAATATATTCCTGACGCTTATATTCATAACAACATTTTAAACTACAAAACTTAAGATGTCTATCTATATTTTTCCCACAACACAAACACACATTGACATTCGTCGGATATCGTCTTGCCGCACATGATACCGAACAACACTTCCTGTCGCCCTTCTTACTACCAACAATTTTCTCATACGAAAATTTACAACCGCACACTGCGCATTGTCTAGTTATAACCTCACGCAACCTTCTAGGTAAGCGTTGCTTTCTTCTAAACTCAACGTTATGCATACACAAGACATGAGCACCGAGACTACCGCACTTTTCAAACTCTTTACCACAATATTTACATTTATACACTGCCCCCCCCCCTAAATTGTTGGTCGAGCAATACGATTTTCACGTAACCTATCAGCCACTGCTAATCATGCTGTCCTGCTACCCTAATGCCTTGACTATTAACCATGGAGTCGACACCTACTCTCACAAGATATTACACTATTGCTCGTATATTGGTGGAGGCTGGCGGAATCAAACCGCCGTCGCCCGCTTGCAGGGCGGGAGTAATCTCGCTATACCAAGCCCCCAATTTCAAAGATCAAATGGTGAGTCGCGAAGGACTTAAACCTTCACCAACGGGGTTACGGCCCGATGTGCTGTCACTAACACCTGCGACTCGAAATTTGGGGCGAGTAACGGGAAATCGAACCCGCTCTAGGAGAGCCACAGTCTCCTGTGCTTCCATTACACTATACCCGCCATCAAATTTTACAAATACTTCAACCAAAGATCATGTATTTCACCAACCTTAATTCTTATAATCTCCTTAAAACCACGAGGCTTATGGGGAGTCCTTATCAGCTTCATACCTGCTTCCCAAGGCGTTCGGTTGTCCTTATCAAAGTTGCAAGGGTTGCAAGCTGAAACTGTATTTTCCCATGTGTCTTGACCGCCACGAGATTCTGGTAAAACATGGTCAATGCCTATGTGCTTAGAATCCGTCTTCTCGCCACAGTACTGACATATGTAGTTATCACGGAGATGTACGTTGCGCTTGGTGTAGGAAACGTAGGATATCCTATCATAAGAAACCTTAACATAGTTCTTAAGCTTTATAACAGCCGGAACCCTCATCTCCATAGATACAGAGTGTATAACCCTATCATACTCCTCCATAACTATTACCTTGCCCGTAACAGTAGCACAAACAGCCGACTGCCAGTCACAGACGCCAAGAAACTCATGGCTTGCATTTAAAACTAAGCACCGCATTTACTACTCCTTTGTACCTCTTTTTGAACCTTAAACAACATTGGGTCGGCAGTCTCGATTTCAAACTGTTCCCAACTTGAAAGCTTCCCCCTTCTCTCAATCTCTTTTTGCAACTTCTTTCTTATCTTCATTACTACCTCTAAATTGGTCGGAGTGGAGAGACTTGAACTCTCACTATTCATGCTCCCAGGGCATGTGGTCTACCAAATTGACCGACACTCCGTAAATGGTCTGCATGAGTGGATTTCAACCACTGACCTCTCGGTTCCTGGCCGAGCGCTCTGGACAAACTGAGCTACACGCAGATGAAATTTGGTTGCGGTGTAAGGGTTCGAACCTCAACTAACTGATTCAGAGTCAGTTGACCTACCTATTAGTCGACACCGCATTGGCTACAGGTCGTGGACTCGAACCACGATTTTTTGGCTCAAAACCAACCGTCCTACCAATTAGACGAACCTGCAACAATTTTCTCGTTAAAGCTAAACAATTTTTATAATATATTAAATCTACTAATCGTTGTGCATGCAATCTATAATAATAAACACTAAAATATTGATTGCCGTGGATATTTGCTTTCTTAAAACCCAAACCTCTAATATATTTCTCTAATTTACATAAAAACCCAATATCCTTACTTGTCATTTGCACCACCAATTTATTATAACAATATAATTTTTTATAGCCACTACTCAAAGTCTTATAGTATTCAGACTTCACAAATCCTACACATCCATCAGAATCAATATATCCCCTTACAAAATCTCTAATAAACTCCCTGGGTACCTTAGGACAAACAAGTCTCTTCCTCTTACCCAAACTATATAACCTATCAAACATCCTAGCACTAACAAATTCAAACCTACAACATTTAGATCGTTTACTTTGAGATACCAAAGCACTACACCCTATTATACTAGCCAACTTCTTAAGAAACTCCTCATCATCTTGATGACCACAAAATATGACTCGTTTAGACCCGCCCTTATTTTTGTAAATACAACCATCACCAAAAAAGTATCCTAAAACATATGCCATATCTGCAGACCATTTGTCAAAGAACTTATCATTAACTTTATGTTTATGTATCATTTGTCTCCTGTAAAATGGTGGGTGTGGAAGGACTCTAACCTTCATTCTTCTCCTTAAGAGGGAGATGCATTATCATTTTGCTACACACCCAATAATTATACACAAGCTGCGTTTTACCATTAAACTATAGGCTGCCGTGACAGCCTAGTATACGCAGGAACTGCCCCTGCGAGGGGTTGAACCTACATCTCAGCTTTTATTGGTGCGTTCGGAGAGGCTTGAACTCTCATAGTATCGGTTAAAAGCCGATTGCCTATCCATTTCGGCGCACGAACGCAAATCACAAAGAACAATAAATCTGGAGCGCAGGGTCGGATTTGAACCGACGGTAATAACGGTTTTGCAGACCGTCCCCTTCGACCACTTGGGTACCTGCGCTTGGAAGCGGGTATTGGAATCGAACCAATGTCAATAGGGTATGAGCCTATGCTGGAACCACCTCCAGTCTAACCCGCAAAATTGGTAGTGGGAGCGGAACTCGAATCCGCGATAATTCGCTTATGAAACGAATGCCTTACCATCTAGGCGATCCCACCTTGGCAGGAGTGCAAGGATTTGAACCTTGACCAACGGTTTTGGAGACCGCGATGCTGCCCTAACACTTCACTCCCACATTAAAGAACAAATGGCGGAAGCGAGAGGCGACGATCCTCTAAGCCTTTTACAGCTCCCGTGTTCAAGACGGGTGAGCTCAGCCACTGCTCAGCGCTTCCAAGATGCTAGCCAGATTTATATTCGTCAATGACTGGTCAATAGGTCGCATTATGCCCGTCGGACAACGCCTATCTTATAGCATCAAATGGCGGAGGATGGTTGAGTTGAACAACCAAGCCTGTTACGGCTACCGCTTTCGAGGCGGTTGGGCTCACCAATATGCCCAGATCCTCCAATACTGGCGGAGAGTGCTGAATTCGAATCAGCATGGGTTTTATCCCAAACGGTATTCCAAGCCGTCCCAGCCAACCATATCTGGCTACTCTCCAAAATGGCGGAAGTGACTGGGGTCGAACCAGCAGAGGGGGGTTTAATCCTCACCTGTTTAGCAAACAAGCGTGCCTAACCACTATGCACCTCACTTCCACGTAGGGCTATCAGTGTCGTTATCAGCGGTTTTCTTCACAAGATCCTACATCAAAGCCGTTTCTGAATTCCCTTTAATTTTCAAGTTAACAATAAGCCGAGTTTTGTTTATGTAGTCATCCGTCTAAGCGTTCTACCCGAACCTATCAACCGAGCCAGCTAGGTTCCTATATGAACTTGCTCCACGTAGAGATTGGTCGTCTCACCCACACTTAAGTGGCTCGTCTCTGTCCTCTAATCCTCGCCTCACGGCGGGCAACCGTTAGTTGCTACGTTGCTCTGCGGAGCTCGGACTTTCCTCAGACCGAAAAGAAGATGACACCACCAAATCTTCTTTTTACTGGTAAAACGGCCCGCAACTACTTCGTTAACTTAATTAAAGAACAATTTGGCGACGATGGCGAGAATCAGACTCGCGTCTCAAGCGTGACAAGCTCGTATGCTATTCACTGCACCACACCGTCTTTACAAATATTGACCCAACTCCAAACAACCCGCCTATCCTTGTTAAGCATCCTACCAACCTCAACATAACTCAGCCCCTCATTCAATAACAACCTAGCTGTGGTTATGTTTTTAATTCTAATACAAGTTGTACAAATCCCACCAATAAGCTTTCTCTTTTTGCTACATATACTACAACGTGGTTTAGGTAAACCTCTCATAGGTGGAGCTAACGTCTTACCTCCCCACAACTCTTTAATTTGAGACTCATCTCTGGGGTGGCACCGTTTACACAAACATATCAAATTATCTAAAGCATGCGAAAACGAAATTCTGTATGGTACTTTATGATGCACACTAACTTTTTTATTTATCTCACAACATCCGCATTTCTGACATAAGTACCCATCACGTTCACGTGCTAGCCTGCGTTGTATCTTCCAAGATAACCCATCTTTATCCTTGCCGTACCTCCCAGACATCCAATACTTGTACCCGCCCCTCCATTTTGGACTATCTTTACCAGATTTATATGCCATATAATCTAATGCATTCTGCCTAGAACTACAATGTCTACACAAACTACGATATATACCCAATCTCTGCCTTCTGCGTTTAAACATACTACCACAACAAGTACATTTTACATCGACCAAATCCCGTTTATGGTAATAATTATCTTTACACTTCTTATTGCAGAATTTAGTTTGAGTACCTATTAAATCAGTATTACAATTAATACATTTCAATGTCACCTCTCAATTTGGTAGCGCATACCGGTACTGACCCGGTGTCAAATGGTTGAGAACCATCTATCCTGCCTTTAGACGAATGCGCCATGGTAGGGCTGGAGGGAAATCGAACCCTCGCTAAGGGCTTGAAAAACCCTTGTCCTCCCATTAGACCACAGCCCCAAAGAACAAAAAAGCCAAAACTCCTCTCGATATTGCGACAGCCTTTTAGTTTAACCTAAGTGCTGCTGCTTATTCGAGTATTGTTTTGGCTATAATATTAAAATTCAGAGCAGCACAGGTTAAGGCTGACGGGTACTTACACCCGTCCTCGACGGGGCGTTGACCCTGTCCAGACGAATGCAACATCCTATCCTGCCATAACCTAAACATCGTACTACTCCTTTATTTACCTTGCGCCTTTTTCCTCTTCAACTCTCATCTTTTTGCTCAAACATTCTTAATATTTTCCATTACCGCATTTCCTCAAGTTCATCAGTTCTCATCTAACCACCTGTAGTCGGTTTCATATTGGACCGCCTTTGTCATCACTATACATTATATCACCACATTTGTTAAATACTTCTAATTGCGTGTCGCTTCTTATATAAATGTTCCGTATAATTACTACCCGTTTGTCTCTTCCGACCCTTTGATGTCATACTAAAATCTTTAGACATTTGATGTATAAACCAATGACAATTAGGACATAATAACATTAAATTATTAGGATCGTTGTTTCTCCTGTTTTTGTCGATGTGGTGGATCACCAAAGCTATAGGATATTTATGCCACCCACATTTCTCACACCGCCATCTATTAATTATTCTCTTTAACCTTACCTTAACCCACCCATTTCTACTAACAGTAGTATATAGTGGCATATCCCAAAGTTTAGATGTACGCACACAATCTATTGAAGCCTCCCTTACAACTTTCCTATGCAACTGCCACTCTTTTGCAGACAAAACTGCTTGGTTGCTCCTTATAGCATCTTCAACAAATTGTCTAATGCGTTCCCTACTCAAGCCCAATTGTTTACCAATTTGTTGCATGGTAAAACAACCAGAATTCCAAAGATCAATAGCCCTTTTACGTTTGTTGCCCATACGTTTAGTATACCATCCAAAATGCCATTTTGTCAAGTATATTTAATAGATTATATTTATACTTGCCGTGTCCAAGCAACCCTAAGAGGGTTAGCCCTACGGGACTTTGTAGAGTCTTTGCTACCATGGCTACCCCATCGCTATTCGCAGTTACGACAGCCCTCTCGCCATGTCCACCTTCCTTGTCAGGCAGCCCTGCACGACCATCCTGACCCGCCCGGTTTCCGCTCTTGAACTTACCACCTGAAATTTAAACATTCCCCAATAAGGAAGCCTTGAAAGTTTCGACTGGGAACTAAGAACCAAACTTACTCAAGGTCATTCGGCATTTGCGGGCGACCTCCCTATTTCCCCAATAGGAAACGACACCATTGCCTTTAAACTTAAACCATCAACCATTAGCCTTGCTCGTCTTCAGTCTTTCAACTTCAAACTTGAGCCTTAGGTCGGCTGGGTTATCCAGCATGCATTTGTCATCCGTACCGGTGTAACCCGAGTATGGATAATCATACTGTCTTGTCAAGAGACAATTTAGGTTTATACCCGATAGATTCTAATTTACGCAATTAGAAGCGCTTAGTTCGATCCCGATTTTTATCTCTTATCGTGAATGTTATCAAAGAACACTATTATAATTAAGTGAAGACTTTGTCAACTCTTTACGTTAAGCTATTTTTCATCCCTACATACCCTCAGGATTGGACTGGTACCCAGTCACTAACACCCCTGCTATTTGTAGTCTTCTGTTGTCGTCCACCCTCAGGCTTCCCTGATAGTTTTATGGAGCCCGCAACTAAGCAACGTATCCGAGTAGTCTCAGCTCAGATAACTACGCTTTCGCGCCACTTAATTATCCAAAGAACAAATTAACTAATCCTCAATAAGATTCGTAGTTGCATTTGCTATCTCAAGAGCTTTATCGATCGACTCCTTCTCCGATTTGTAAAGCTCTACGTTGGCGTCGCGCTCCTTAGCATCGAAGTACAACCTTACCTTGGCAGGTGCAGTATCGCCAGACCCCGTCCTAAGCTGTACATCCTGCAAACTCCTATTGGAAAGACCAGCCCAGCACTGCACTTCAAGGTCTACTATTTCCCGGCGCCTTATAACCCACTCAGCTATTGATCTAGTTACATCTTTATCTCCAATCCTGATAGTAACATCAGAATACAGGTTGGTCTTCTGTATATTCTTCTTCAACGTAGTAAGTTCCAACGCCAAATCATGATGCGACTGAAGCCACTGAGAAACCTGCTCTTTCTGGTTAGGGTATGTGGGCGCTTGGAAATCCATATCAGCACAATACTTCTGTACCTTGCCCCTCATATCCTCCATTTTACGTAGGATGGATTTGACATTCTTCATACCCTCGATAAGCTTCATCTCGCATCTCCTTTATTTAGTGTTTGTTAATTGTATTACACATTATACCACAATCGCAACATCAATGTCAATACATTTAGTAAAATATACCTACTTCCTAGCCTCCTTCTTCTTGGCTTCTTTCATCGGCATATCCTTAGAGCAGTTAAGACAGTACTTCTTCGAAGGAAACGGTTTGGGTGGAGTAAGTTTCTCGTCAGAATCGGCATACTGCTGACCTTTTTCAATTATTGCCTGACATGCCGCACACTGCTGAGCCTTCTGCGTTGCTGTTCTAATTTTAACTATTGCCATTTTGTTTCTCCTTTTGTTTGTGTTCACTGCGCCATTTAGCACCATAAGTACGCATATATGCCTTGCGCACTTCAAACCTACATTTAAAGCAGTATTTGCCCTTGCGTTTTAATTTTTCCTTTCCACATACAACGCATCTATCAGTCATCTATTCAACAACAATTCCCCAGACTCATTAATTACGAAATGTACCAAAAACTTATTAGAAATTGCTTCAACTATCCTTGACACCACAAATTCTGAGTGAGCTTTGTATCCAACAGTATGAATCATTAGGTAATACTCACCGCCAAACAACACCACCCTACCTTTAACAATTCCATCTCTATCAATACCCTTTATGTTCAAATGTCTTCTGACTCTTTTACCAAGCTCACATCCGTCAAAGAAGTCATTTACAACGTCATACCACCATATATATTTAATATATTGAACATCGTCTGTATGAGCTACACCTAGCACGTTTATATTAAACATTATAACATATAAATGCACGCAGTGTCAACATCATTAATAAATTACATCCCTCCCAAGTTCATAGCGCATATATCAACAACAAGATAGCAAACTTTAACTATTACCCACACAAGTATGGTAAATACGGTTAAAATTATCAAGTTGTTATTAACTTTTAGTTTCATTGACTCCTTGCTCCTCTTTTGGAATAAGCTCTATAACGCCAAGCTCGGTTCCGTAAAGTGTAATCATATCACTTGTAAATTTCTTAATATCGTTGCGAATCTCGGCACAAACTTGGCGAACGAAATGGCTTTCCTGTGGATTCTTACGACACATCTCTTCAATAGCACAGTTTATGACTGCTGTAGCTACTTCGTTTGCTACACCAGCATTTTTACACATCTATAGTTTATTGTCGAGGTTGGGTGCTAAATCGGCAACCAGCCGTCTCTGCAACCCAACCTCTCGGTCATCCTTTCCTTGCGGAGCCTGTGTGGGTAGGCTGACCTAATTTCCGCTTTCTTATTTCTGACCTCTGGTTAGGGAGATCTCACCACCTATCCGTCAATAATTGTCTTTGCTTCTAGCCAGTTCAGTTGGAACGAGTAAATAAGTTCCATCCTTGACCTTGCCGTTTGGATAGTTCTTTATAATCATTATAATAGATCCGTCAGCTGCTTTAATTACAAGCGGTTGATGAGTTAAAAGAAAAAGTCCTAAGGTAAGGATTACAAAAAGAGCTATCCCAACAAGTATTGCACACACTGTCTTTATTTCGTCCCAAACCATCATTTCCTCCTGTTACGCGGTAAGATCATCATATATTTGGCAACTATTACATTCTCGCCGCTCTGTTTTCCAGAGCAAATAACATTTTTATATTTTACCCTAAGAATTCTCATTCTGCTGTTGGATCCAAATGGACTTGGATAATTAGAAAAGATATGAAACCCAGTTGAATAAGTTCCATCTCCTATACTAGTTCTTATAGTGCGTTGCCTAGATCGGAGCCATTTATTAGTAGGATAAGATTTTCTTTGAGTATGTTCACCTATAACCCAGGGAAAGATTCCTTTTCTTTCCGTTGAGAGTCCAAACCTATGGATGTTAAAGACCTTCCACCCATAACCACAATCTTTCCTATGATAATTAGTTTTTGTATCTAAACACATCTCTCCATCTCCTTATTATATTATAGGAACTTTCCACCTACCACTGTAACACATGAACAAAGACATTACATTAAACCACAAGAAACACCTATTTGTCAAGTAGATCCCTAAATTATAGTTATCTTAATTAAAAAGATCCATAGCCTGTCTGACAAAATTATCGGCATCGTACAAACCTAACTTGGTTGCTATTTTAGATAAATACGACAACTGATCAAACGTGGCGTATTGCCTTTGTTTTAGCTTAGGCAACTTTTCAATTGCCTCTTCAATTTCTGTATCTAGCCCCTTATCTGGCATGCAACCCTCTCTATTATACATATATTATACCATATAACATATGCATTTGTCAAGTATATGTAATAGGTTATAGTATTCCATATGTATCATAAACAAATAGCAAAACACCAATTTGCACGACAAATAAAAAGGAAAATACCAAGAAGGCTAAAGGAAGGTATGTTAAAATCAAGATGGCTGACTCTGACACTTGTCTATTATTTTTATCCATCCCCTAATACTATATTTTTGTTGCAGTTTCTTTCTATATATACCATACATACGACTGCGGTATTTTACATACTCCATCGGTTTAGAATCTATATATTCACCAACCACGCATTTAGTAAAAAATACTTTGTAAGACGTTTGCGTCTTAATCCGGTAGAACATATCCTCGTGTTCACTTAACTTTAATGTATTATCCCATTTATTTTTAAGCAACAACTCTGTTTTAGCTAAGAAAAAATTCCTACAAATATCACACTCAATATAGTCAATACCACCTATACATATGCGTTTGTCTGCCTTAGTTAGTATAAACCCAAAGGAGTCCAAACACATGTTATATTCCCACGGTGTACGATTTTTAAGGTCAAACCCAACAAGACCCCTGTTTGGTTCTTCCTGCAAAAAACTAATAATGGGATTCAAGTCAATAGACGCAGTAAATACAATTGAATCAGCAGTAACAAAACAATATTTTATACCTAGGGTATGTGCAATATCAACCAACATATTCCTAGCTTGAGACAATCCGCAGTCAAACCCCAGAGCAACATATTTGACATCTTTGTTGCCAGACATGTCGCAAATCTTTTCTTCTTTAGCAACTGACGGGTTTTGATCTCCTATTAATAGGCAAAACTCATCCTGCCAATTATCAAGGATAGACCGCACCGTTTTATACATTAAATCATCACGCATGAATGTAGTATATATAATTGCAACTTTTCCTGATATACTCATAATATTATTATAACACAGTTATTAAACGCTGTCAACATAACTAATAGGAATTATTTCTTCGTATTTATTAACCTACACAAATACGACCAGTTTTGACCAGTGTGCTTCTCCAAATATACAGTAACTGGGATTGGTACACGAACGGAAATGTTGTTTACAGCAAAAATCTTTGCATTTCTACTACCGTTAACACTAATTTCAACGTCTATATTTAAGTTGTTAGATGTTATTATATCTTCAATTTTAACCTTGTCCGCATCATGCCATACCTCCAAGCTTAACAGTTTATTAGTCAACTTGCCATTTATAACACAGTCATAACAAGAATCTTTCACAAGGCAAAATCTTATATTTGCACTACTTATCAACTGGAGGAGTTTATATTCCTGTTCAAAGTTGTAAGGTTCTTGCACAGGTGACAACGTTTTATCTTCTACTAATAATGGTACGTTTACCTCAACGCCATGAAAATTGACGCATCTTGTTTTATTAACAGATTCGTCAACACATATGTGTAGGTTTACATCATTAAGCAACTCCCTACACAACGAATTCTTTGACAACTCTGTCAAAATATTCTTATCAGCATCTGACCTAACAGATATGCACAAGTCTCTGCCCTCATCATGAGTCCTGCCATATTTCAAAAAGTCTTGATACGAATCACCAGATAACCAAAAGCATATTTTAGTACTAGATAGGTGCTTTATCAAACGCGCAAGCCTACCGCCAATATATTGAATCTGTTGGTTTATATCTGTATATTCAGATTTATTAACTGCACTATCAAATCTCTCTACAAACGGCACAAGAAACTGATCTTGATATCCAACAGCATCTTGAATGTGGTTTTCAATTACTGCAGAAAATACGTCATCCCACAAAGTAGTATTAACCTTCCAATCAAAACACTTTCTTATATGTTCAGCGTTCCTCCTTCCAACCCTTTCCCTTAGCTCTGGGTTTTCCTTCAACATCTTTAGCTTGCAATTTATTTCTTTTATTACAGTTTCATCTGGAGAGTTTGGTACTATCCAGTCATCCTCCAACAACAACCTAATACTCCCTACTTCTGTAGAAACTACTGGCAACCCACAAGACATAGCCTCTAAGACAACTAGTGGCATACACTCAGTCATACTAGTAACTACAAGTACGTCCATATTATGGTAGAAATTGCGCATGTGATCCAAGGTTCTGTCCTTAGTAAAATGTGTACGCCCCCATTCACTTTGTATAGTTACATGGTAATCCAACCTTTCTGCTAAGTATACTCTCTTTATTTGTTTGTGTATTCCTCCAGCCCACCCCACATTAAAAGTGTTAACATTATAATTAGGTTTCTGAGTAAAGAAATTAGCATCTATAGATTCTGGCAGAAAGATAACTGGAATAGACGGATAGTTGTTTTTAGCAAATTGATAAGTTTGAGGGGAAATTGCTACTATTAAATCCGCGTGTGAATATATTCGTATAACGTCCCTACCCCAATATTTAGGGTTACCAGCGTATGCACCAATTACTTTTATTTTACGCTTTTTTGCTTCTATTGGAATGGTTACTGAATGTCTGTTGCTAATGTCCGAACTGTGGATATACATCAAGTTTAGACCAGTATAGTAGACATCAGCCTGGTTAACATATTTTATGTCATGCCTAGAATATTTAGCATGACCCTTTGCAACATTATGGTAAGCCCACCCGTATTGATCACCGCACCGCAAAACTGAATAGGTTTTCATTTAATCAATTTCTCCAATTTATCGTCATTCCTTTCTAAATTAATAGCAATGGCTGATGGATGAGGGTTTGTATCTGAGTAGTCGTTTATTAGTATCCTTTTACAATGAGGCAAATCCATTACCATCTTATGCCAACCCTGTAGCCCCTCCCGTTTAAGTTGTTCTGTAGTAAGATCTATGCTATTTTGACTTCTAGTGGTAGTTAATGCAATATAGTGCTTGCCAGAAGCATATAACCTATTTATTAACTCTATGTTTCTTGCAATGCCCTTAGTACTCCCCCACCTTGGAGTAGTTAGCTTGCCAGAGTTTTCTACCAATATACCATCTATATCCACAAACAACGTAGAATACTGTCCAACAAAAAACTGCCAGTCCTCCAACGTTCCCCAGTCCACATAGTCACTAGCCTCTCTTGCAAAGAATAACACACCATCTAAAATTAATTGATAAATGATATGAGACATATACAAATTGTCATATTCTTTCAATTTATCATAAGTAGACACAAAGCTCTTGGCATCTTCAAACCCATATACGCCACAGCAAAACTCGTTGCTTATAATACACTTTTCTACTATATTAACAATCTCCCCACTCTTACCAAACTTTATATAACTTTTATTGCTGGCATTTACATTCCGCAACTTATCAAGACCATATACACCAACGAAATTGCCATCGACGTTATCAATTTTAAAGTAATTATCACAATCCTTTACCAACACTTGTCCATCTATACCTAATCTCTTTATACCCTCTGCTACATTGCCCGGTTGACTGCCAACGTCGTCCTTTAACAGAAGTATCTGTAATTTACTTCCAAGATTGTATTCTAAGTTCAATTCATCACGCAATGGTTCAACATAGTCGTACTTATCTTGGTGATCTTGCAACCCAACAATCACAACCTGATTAATAGTTTTCAAATCTATTCCGCGTATTGATTCAGCAAGGATACTATTGCCAGACGGGTGTGTTAACAGAAACTTCGGTCTAACATTAGGAAACCTAGAAGACTTGCCACACACGGGCAATATTAAAGTTTTCATTGCAACTCCTCTATTATGATGTTGTGTATACGTTCAGACTTACAATAAGGCAGTATTCTAACCAAAGTCATCTTATAAAACAGCTCAAGCGTTGGTTGGTGTATTTTGTTTTCCTCTATAAAACTTTTTAACCTTTCTGCAAACTTATTTTGCAAATAGTTATACCCTATAATTATTTTTGGGTAGTCGTATCTCCTATTACTCATTAGAAGGGACCATTTAAGGTTTACTTCCTGCATAAGTTTAGTTATATCTATCAACGGAGTCTCTATAAAACTATCCAAGAAATCTAGCAATACTATCTTATTAGAAAAAAGCATATTACTAAACGTCAAATCACCATGACACCGTCCGATGGGTATATTTAACCCATCACTAGGTAGACGTTGCAACACTTTTAGAATCTGGTTGTCTTTTACCTTAGAACGTAAGTCGTCAACTTTGTCGTCCCAAGCCTTACAACTTGATATATACACTTTAGAATTGTCAAACTCCCACTGTAAAAATAAAAATAATTCCTCTAACACATTTGAAAGTACAAATATATCCTCCTGCTCTATAATGTCCAACACCGATCTTCCGTTACAAAATTTCATTTCAACATGTTTAGATTCAAAATCAACATCAATAACCTCTGGCACATCGAAAAAGCAACGCATCACTTTATGGTTTTCAATAAAGTGAAAGTAATTTTGTTGTTTGTGTATTTGCCTACATAACCTCTTCCAGTCATCTGTGTTGTATGCCTTTTTCACAACAAAGAAGCCGTTACAATTAGACTTAATTTCTACAGAGTAGTTGGAATTTCCGTGCAATTTCATTTTGTATAGTCTGTAATTGTCTGTACCATATAATCAAGTTCTGTTGCACCCAAACCCTGCCATATACCAACAAACAGCGAGTCTTTCATTAACTTATCAGCAACTGGGAAATCCGCTTCATATTGCCTAAATGGTTCATGGCGTGTTATATTCCCGGCAAAAAATGGTCTAGTTCTAATGCCATTATCTTCCAAATAATCCCCAAACCTATTTCTATTAAAATCAACGCTATCTTTAAATGTTAGTATACACCCAAACCAACTAGGCGTTGCCCCATCAATCATTTCTATATCTTCAAATACGCCAATTTTAGCAATACGATCGTGCAAGTATTGATAGTTCTCCAACCGCTTCTGCACAAACACATCTAACTTCTTCAGTTGTTCCCTACCAAAAGCCGCATTTGCCTCTGGAAGCTTGGCATTATACCCAACTGAGTGGTAAGTATAATGCTTAAAATAAGGTATACCGTTAATCTCTGCAGAATATCTAGTCTTATGATCTCCTAGATAAGAATCCCAGTTGTATATTTTACCCCAATCTCTCAAACTTCTACACTCGTTTGCCAGCTCTTTGTCGTTAGTAACTATCATACCGCCCCCGCCCAAAGCTGTTATTTGATGAGCTGGATAAAAGCTAAAGGTGCCCAACTTGCCAAAGCTACCAACTTGCCTACCATCAATTTTGGCACCGACCGCCTCACAACAGTCTTCTATTATTGGTATGTGCAAGGCATTTGCTACTGCCAACATAGATCTTACATCTACTGGGTTGCCCATCGTATGTGCAAACATTACAGCTTTAACTTCCGGCAACCTTAATATCACTTGATCAATGTCTATATTGTGTGTTTTAATATTGTAATCTACCAAAACAGGATCCAACCCTAAATGCAAAAGCGGAGACAACGTAGCAGGAAACCCGCACGCTGACGTCATTACTTTACTTCCCTTGGGCAAGTTTAGCGACTGCAATGCTATTAAATTAGCCAAGCTTCCAGAATTGACACACACAGCATAATCAGTGCCAATGTAATTAGCAAATTCGTGTTCAAATTTTTCATTTTCAACACCGGAAGCTAACCAATATCCCTCCAATACTCTGTTGACCGCACCTACTTCCTCTTGCCCAAATTCACACTTTGCAAAATCGATGTTCATGCTTTCTCCTATCTTTTATATGCTATGCCTACCCCAGAACTTTGTGGATGGTGTAAAAACATCTTTTCTTTCCTGAATAGCTTGTCATCTATCGCGTCAAAGACAAGTCCTGCAGGGTGAACCGACACATCGTGGAACAAGACAACTCCGCCGTCTGACAAATATTGTACATACCTAAAATCGTTGTAAGTTGCTTGTATGCTATGATTTCCATCAACAAATAACAAATCAATCTTCTTTCGACCAGTTGTTTTCTCAATAAATTGCAAAACCCCATCCAATTCACTAGACCAAGCCTTAATAGTATAAACTTTGTTTTGGACGTTATTTAGAAAGGATTTATCATTAGCGTCTACTCCTATATAAAAGCAGTCTAGATGCTTCAGTTCTATAAAATATTTAGTCCAAGAAGTTTCTAAGTTACGTCTACACACACCAATTTCTACTATTGTTCTAAATTGGTTCTTGTGCTTACTTAAAAACTCCATAATAAACCCTCTATCTACATCTTGTATCTCGTACACACAATCTTTCGATCCCCATTCTGCATAATAATCTGCGTCATCTTGCCAAACAGGTTCCACACTTGGTCTGTAAGACAACCCATAAACATCTGATGGCAGTCGCTTTATTTCCAACTCTATCCTATAATGATTAAAGTACCCTTTTATATTTTCCATATCCAAAACGTTGTGCTCCTTTCATATAATTTAATCTAAATATTTTAAAAATTGGTTTTCCCACATACCACTAGCAGACAAGTATTTATTATACCACTCTTTGGATTGTTGTAACACGCCTGTATAATCCACCTTATCCAAATCTCTTAGAATTTCCTCTGCTTTAACCCAATCCCCAGTACCTAAATATCCACATATAGGCAGTTGTACGCACGGAAAACTTGCGTAGATATCATGCCAAATTTTAGTAGAAATACAACACCTATTTGAAATTACACCATCAACAAACCTAAACGGCGTACTTAATGCTATACCTGGAAAGTTTATAGAATACTCACCAGTAGACAAGAAACCTACATAGTTATCAAACCCGTTTAGTTGGCAATCAGACACATATTTCTTCAAATAATAATCTAAGTTTGGTACGTATTCCCTTTGAGCAAAGTGATCTCTGTCAAAGTATATTAACTTAGATTTTTCTCCAAGTATTTTATCAAACAAATCATACACCTTAAGCCTAGTCTGAGATTGCAAACTCAATATACCTACCCCAGAAGCAGACACAACTTTATGTTTTACAGGTTTAATATACTTAGCAAACTCGAATTCGTCTTGTACGTCGTTTGTAAACGTCCTACCTAACACAAAGGGTCTAATGCAACTCCTATACTTTAATTCATCCTCATCCAAAGTATATTCTACACCATCCGGATACTGGCTGCGCTGTGCCATATCCCAAAGTTCCGAACTAAAGTTAGATTTCAACAATAGAAAATCATCACAAATTGCAAATAAGTTCTTATCTATTGTAAAATCATCCCTTAAGTCGACAAATACTGGATAGTCGTCAATAAACATTAATTCATAAGCATGATCGTGCTTCTCAAACTTAGATCCGCTTAGAACCTCCAATTTTATAGCACCAGCATCGCGCATAGATGTTAAGCATCTTCTGGTATACCAGAAGTAATGCTTTTCAAACATAGAATTGTATATTTTTACGTTATACATTCTTCAGTTCTTTTGTATTGCACAATATTAACGGATACTTGGGTTCAGTATCTGATCCTATAACTTTATATTTAAATGGCAAATGTGCATCGTCCCTGCGTTCATTTAAAGAAGTTATAAAATAATTAACATGTTTATGCAACCAAGCATGCAACTCATCACGCACCTTTAATTGATGTGCTTTCCCCTCTACACTGGCAGTATCTGCAGGGAAGTTCCTATAACAGTTTAATAGAGTACAAACATCAAAATCAAGGTTCAAGTTTATATAATCCTGCATGGAGTACAATACAAAGTGTAAGTTATCTTTTTCTTCCCAGCACTTTTGTTTTTGCTCCCCGTACGCATCTTTCCTGTAGTCGTATGTGTCCACACCAGTAAACATTGCTTTTGGGAAAATATCAGATAAATACACAATAGAATCCCCAATACCACAACACAGGTCTACAAGCGTAAAAGGCTTGATGCCATATAAATTATCCAATGCCATTTTTATTGCAACCCTGCGTTCTTCAGGATGTTTGTTAATATCCCTCGCCCAAAAATTCATTGTATCCTCCTTGTAGTTACATCCCCCAATCACAGTTTCTAAAACACTTTTTGCACGCACCTATTTGCTTGTTTACAAAGTCTTCCCTGAACTTCTGCAACTTTGCACTATTCCATACTACCAAATCGTTAAGACTTCCAAACTTCTCCGCGCTGCACGGATACACTGAGTTACAAATGCTTATAGACCCTTTTCCGTTGACCCCAATCATATACCACGGAAACTTACAAGTCTGTTTACCGCCACTTTTATTTATTACAGTAGGCCACTTCTTTACTACAATAGCATCTGGCATTTTCTTTAATTCGTCTATGCGTGCTTGATGTTCTTCTGTCAATACCAATCTCCAAAATTCTGGATCTTCATCATCCCTAAAATGTGGCAACAAATTGTGCAAATGAACTGTCTGCACGCCCAAAGATCTTACCAACCTTAAAAATTGAGGAAGGTATTGTAGATTTTCAGTTGTCATTACAGAGCTTACATAACAAGGTATCTTAGACCCAGCCAACACCCTTATACCATCCAATACCTTATCCCAAGTATCTGTACCAGTAGTCTTCTGGTGCAACTCCTTACAATGGGCGTTTAAACTTACAGATATGTAGTCTGGGCTAAACCACCCGACTAAAGTATTCAATTTTTCAGTAAGCATCGATCCGTTGGTAATAAGACCAACAGTCTTATTAGCTGACTTCAAAGTTTGCAGTACTGGTACCAAATTTGGGCTTAGCAACGGCTCCCCAAACCCACATATACATACCCCTTTTATTGTAGGAAACCTACACAGCAGTTGGTTAGCCAGTGCTACAGTAAAATCTGGAGCCTTCTCTACTTGATCGTGTTGGCGGTAACAAAACCCGCACTTAAAATTACAGTTACTAGTCATATATACAGTTGCTTGGTGCGGTCGTTCCAAATATCCCTCCACGCGCTTAAAGTCTTTGCGCTTTATACAAATGTCTTTTTCCTCTTCCATTGTTTTATCAGAATAAACACTAGATAACATGCCAGCAACAGCATAGAAGTTAAGCGGAGTTGGGTTAGCGTGGTATATATCCATTAACATACCCGGCAACTTCTCCAACCACACATACCTAAACAACTTAAACTTCTCCATTAGGTTATAATATCTCTCAAAAATGGACTCGTTAGTCCAGTTCGGACTGTGCTTCCCAACCACTTCCTCAATGCAAACGTTATCCATGTCATACCCGTTTGCACGCAACCTATCCATCTGTTCGACCTCACAAGACGGATGTTGTAAGTTGTACGGGTAGTTTTTAAAAACATCAAAGCGATATATCTTTACTCCATAAATCTTAAAATTAAGATGAACGTCCAACAACTGAAAACAAAGCATAGGATGCTTTGGATCTGCAGTAGAGGCTCTTCTATATAGTTTTTCTATTGCATCATTGTCTAATATCATGTCAGAATCTACTTCGATGTAATATTTGGTCGTACACCTGTTAAGCATTTCTTGAAAGGCTTTAGATAGCGGCGTGTAGTCCTTTATAATATCCATCTTAAACTTTACAGTCTGGCGTTGCAATGCCCCAACACAGTCATTATAGTTTGGCTCACCAGATGTTGTTATTACAAAAACTGTAAGTTCATTTGTCAAATCGTTCATAAAAGTATCCCCCTGCTAATTGCCATCGGATCGTGTACTGCCCTAGCTTTAGTCATAATATCTCCCTTATTGCGTCTCATTTCCTTCTCCTTTTGTATTCCAGCATATAAATCTTCAAAGTTGCCCCATTTAACAATAGTACCAGCATCATATTGCTTTACTCTGTTCCTGTTTGGTACAGTATCCTCACAGACAACTGGCAGTCCAAAGTTTAAATATTCAATTAACTTAGAACTCAACGATCCTTCAAACGAATAAGCATAAAAACCAAGAGCTAAGTCAGCGTGCCTTAAGTAGGGAAAATGAACCCCGTAATTAAATATACCATTATCAGAAATGACTTGTATGTTAGTTGGTAAGTTTGTCCTCTCCTCCTTCGTAAACCCCCTGCATTGTTTACCATCATAGTATATCCCACCCAACACTATATACTCACCCAAATTAGCCAATTTAATCATATCATCCAAAAAGCGTTGGGTAAATATCCCAGTATAAATAATCCTAAACTTATCATCTGGATAAGGACTATCAACGTTGGCATCCATAAAGGAAACTTCGGCTGCAGGCCACGTAGCCAACCTAATATCTTTTTGAGGGTACCGAGCTTTCCATTTGTCAACATCTTTTCCTAACTCCGGCACCAAAACAACATCAAAGTACTGACCAATGTCATTTTCGTCTCCTCCCTCCAAATATAGTATCTTCTTGCCTCTAAACGTCTTTAAACCTTCAACCAAGAAATCGTGTTCGTATCTTATACCGTTATACCCTCGACAAAACAGTATATCAAACCCAACATGGTTGTTTACTATCTTTGGGAGAACTTCCGTTGATCCATAAAAAGCTACCTCATATCCCAATTGCTTAAAACAATTATAGTGCAAGAAGTTCCAGTACCCACCAACGTGGTTACAATTACACATATTATCTAGCAGAGCATACGTAGCACCGTGGGCTTTAATTAAAATTTTCATAAAACTCCTGCAAGGAAATTAAGTTAAGCACATCTTTCCTATTATTATCCAAATCTACAAAAGATAAACTACCAATCATACTCATAACATCGGGTTCATTGAACTTATCTGCCTTCAAAACCGAAGGTTTAAGGATGCAACATCCCCAATCACAATCTACCGTCCAATAATCTGCAATACAAGGCAAATGGTGTTTAATTATCCATATCGCTTTCCAACAATCCCCAGTCCAAGCAGTTTGTCCGACTATAGGATGAGGTCGCCTTTGTTGGTGCTCCTCCACCAATGGATTACAATCATGACATACTATTGTACCGCCCTCTTTTAAATTATTAATTGAATTAACAATATCTTTAAGTAATTGTTCAGCGTAGTGAAGTCCATCTATGAACACAATATCATATTTGATTTCTGGTAGTAATATCTCAAAAAACCTATCACTAGTCATCTTATAGTTACAATCGTATACTGGATCTACCCCAGTCTTATTAAAAATATCAATATTATTAAAGTTAGTATTACATCCAATACCTATCTCCAAATAATTATTATAGTTATTCTTCTTTATTAGGTGATTCAAAATATTTGTTCTACCCTTAACGATGCTCATACAAGTTAATAGCCTCCAAAAAACTCTCTGCAGACTCAATTACTCCTGCATTCTTCTTTATTAGTTCAAAGTTTTCATCAACTATTTGTTGCCTTGTTTTATAATCCCTTAAATAATCTAAATGTTTAATCCACATTGATGGATCGTAAACAAGACACACGCGCTCACCAGCTTTATTAAACCACAAATTAGCATTATTTTCATTATAAGAAGCAACGACTGGAAGACCAGCATACATAAATATTTTTATACCATTAGATGTCCGTTGAGACTTCTCAATTGGTTGCACCTTTATACCTACATCGTACTCTTTAAACTGCTCTATTACACCCCTGCCATATACATCAGATAAAACATCATCCCATATACTCGGGTTAAACCTTTTTAAAGTACATTTATAAAAGGATTCAGGAAGTAACTTATTATCAGCAACTACGTCCTCTTTAGTAAAGTTGCTTACTATGGTCAAATCTGTATATTTTTCAGTTATGATATCAATAACTGGTGCAAGGTATGTAATCAAGTTTTCTTTGTACCCAGTAAAAACCAGTTTAAAAGAATTTGGTGTATGCACCTTAGCTGTATAGTAATCGAATTCTTCTTTAACTAAATAGCACGGAGAATGCCTTGTTTGCCAGTTTATAGACGGAGAAACATAAAAGTCTATATATGGAAGTATGTCGTTTGACACCATCTGATCATTTACAATTAAACAAACGGTACTGTTGCCAAAGCTTTTAATTAGTTCTACGTGGATACTATTTGGTTTCAAAACAAACACATAATCAGGGTTTTCCATCAATCTGCCACTGCCCCTACTAGGGAAATAATAATCAGCTTCAATGCCAAGTTGTTGCAACCCTCTAACTACATTTATCCCTAAAATCTTGTGACTTACTCCATCAGATAACAATAAAAACTGTATCTTCATCTGCCCTCGTACTGCTCTATGGCTTTAACAAAAGTTAGAGCTGCCTGCTCTATGCCACCCCACTTCTTAACTTTCTCATAGTTATAATCGGCTATTTCTTGGCGTACTTTGTAATCTTCTAACGCCTTTAAATGGTCTAACCAATCTGTTTCTTTTTTGACTAAAGAAACTTTAACGTCTTCACCATTCAACCATAAGTCGCGGTGGTTTTCACTGTCTATTGCTACAACAGGCAACCCAGCATAAATAAAGGTTCTAAGCCTGCTAGAATTACGAGAAAGCCTGCTTGCATACTGGGTAACTACAGCAACGTCGTATTTTTTAAATTGTTCCGTCATTATAGTATCATGTTGTTCATCAAAATAATCAAACTTTGGCACCCATTTCTCAAAGTTTGCATATGGAAAGACGTCCCTATCTATCCAATTACTAACTATAGTAACATCCAAATATCTCTGCCCCAATATAGGTAAGATATTAAAATGACATTTTAAGTTCTCCATATGACCAGCAGTTACTATCCTAAAAGAGTCTGGGGTGTGCACTTTAGTAGTATAGTAATCTTGCTCGTCCCTAACCAAATAACACGGGATGTTTGGATAGTCTAACGCAGCCGATGCCTTCCACCCGTAGGAAGACGACACCAGAAAGTCGTAAATCTTCCTACGATCTGGTACCAGTGTTTCATCTTCCAAAATCTGTACTATCTTTGCACCTTGGCTCTTAAACTTAAGTAATAAATCGTCTTCCCTGGGCTTAACAGTAAACACATATTCAGGACGTTCAAGCAAATTGCCTCTGCCCAACCTAGGAAACCACCAATGCACATTATACCCAAGCTTCTGCCATCCTCTGGCTATATTAAGACCATCCAACTTAGCGCTTGCCCCTTCAAATAACAAGAACTGTATGCCAGTCTCCTTGGTTAACACTTAAACCTCCTTATAGTGTCTATTATCTTTCCCACATCATCGCTTGTTAGATTTTGATGCAACGGAATATTAAGGACAGTTTCATTTATTAGCTCTGCGTTTGGCAGGCTTGTGTTAGAATTAAAGTATTTAATAAGGTGCAACGGGTAATATCTAAAAGTACAATAGATACCATTATCCACTAAATGCCGTGCCAATGTATCCCTGTACTTGCCAGCATTTACCCAATACATATAATAGGAACTTGTAGTATCCAATAATGGCTCTGGAGGAATACTCAACCAGTCCAAGTTTCTCAACCCCCCTTGGTATTCGCCCCAAATAACCTTTCTCCTTCTAATAAAGTCGTCTACTTTCCTTAATTGTACCCTAGCTACAGCAGACAATATATCAGTTTGCGTAGATTTATTAGAAGTACAAGCTAACTCTATTTCCCACCATCTGTCTTTATTTTCCTTGAACGAATCTATGCCGGTTTGCTTTTTGTTCTTAAGTCCAAAGTATCTATATTCTTTTGCCCTATTATAATATTCCTCCGATTTAAATACCATAGCACCGCCACCACCAACACATAGTATTTTCATAGCATCAAAGCTGTAAATGCCTATATCACCCAACAAACCGCAGTTTGTACCTTTATATTTAGAAAATGGCGAATTAGCTCCATCTTCAATCAAATGCAACCCTTTTGACTCTGCATATATGGCGCCCATATTGCAAGGGTGACCGCCATAATGTAATAGAAAAACTGCCTTAGTTTTATTAGTACGTAGCCTCTTTATCTCTGATGGTAAAACATTAAGGGTACAAGAATCTACATCAGCAAAGACTGGCACAGCTCCGCACTCGACAATAGCATTAACAGCTCCGATAAAATGCACTGTAGGTATTATTACTTCATCGCCCCTACCAATACCTAATACCTTCATGGACATAAAGAGCCCAGCAGTACAAGAACTCAACGACAGTACCTTATCAGTACCTACCTTCTCACCAAGCTCTTTTTCAAACAGACTGTTTTCTTTGCCAGGACCAATCCAACGCGACTGGAATACACGGTCAACAGCCTCTAATTCTTCTTTGCCAAGCGTATTAGAAAACATAGAGATCATTTGATTGGCTCCCCCTCTGGAATGTCACGCTTCTTCTTCCTAGAAATGACAGACCCGTCCGGTAGTTGCACAATGATAGTATGATCCTGTACTTTTATTAGTTTTGCTTCTACAATCTGGCGGGGCGTGTTCTCATTGCAGTCTTTAGAATTGATATATACTTTCAAGTTTTCCTCCCTAGTTACAGATCAACGGATAACCAAATTAGTCGTTCTTTAACAGCTCCTTAACCTTATCCTTTGTAGACTGATCCTGGTATTTAGACATTTCTGTCATAAATGTAGACTTTGCTGACATCAGAGCCTGTGCAACCGCCAACTGAGTAGCCTTTATATTGGGATCAGTGGCTGCATTGGCAAGATCCATTGCCTTTGAAGATGCTCCGTTAAGCGACTTTAAACCAGCGTCTACACTAACTACAATACGTTTAGCTTCAGTTGTAAGTTCTTCCTTTTCACATTGCTCAGCTTCAAGTTGTGCTTGGGTAGCCTCTATCTTTGGCTTTATCTTTTTATTCCACCAAAGGGTAATAACTGGCCATAAGCCCAAATAAGATAACACTACTATAATTACCACAGCCGTGGCACCCATCTTCCAAAACTTCTGCCAAAGAGTCTCTGGTGGTTGGATTGTAGTGTAGTTCAGGGACTTCTCTGAGCGCTTATATGGTACTGGAGCTGGTCTGAACTTACCAGTTACAGGGTCTTGGTAAAACATAGAATATTGTTCTGTTACCTCATAGGTTTGTTTCTGCTGATTGTTTGCACCTCCAACAATATTATTTATTCCCTTACCAATAAAAGGACCAGCAAACCACCCGAGTACACCTATAACAGCTACTAACAAGATAATTTCAATCCCAGTAAATCCCTTTTTCCGCATCGTATCTCCTTTAGTAGGGACGGGCGTCGGCACAAACCAACGCCCATTCCCACGCATATGTTAGTCGTTGTGCTTAAACAACTTATCCAACATCGACTTTACCAACGGCTGGAATATGTACATAAGCAAGCATCCTAATGCCGCGCCAATCCAAAAATAACCACTAAACAGCATGCCGATCAACATCTTCACTTCCCTCCTTTGTTTTGTTAACTGCGTTTTTACCCTTTTCCTTATTAACGTATGCTACTACATTGCTTACAATATCGTCGCACCAATTGCTATAATCTTCTAAGCGCTTATCTGGACATCGTTTTATCCAAGCATCTATAGTACTATATACAATATTGTGTATTACAGTTTCCAAAGAAAGTTTCATTAATTGGTCTCCTCGTACACCATTTGTACCCATCAACAACCTCGGATACAGACATACACACAGTTATTGCTTATATAGTGAGCATATGCAATTTCACTACAGTTTAATATAACAGACCTATGCCCATCATCGCTATTAATCATGTAAGATAAAATTTCGTCTGCCCAGTTATCGCTATATGATAAAGCGCCGACTGCCTCATGCCAACCATTTAGGTAATGTGACGGAGCATGATAAAGGTTATGTTGGTTAGCCATGGCAACACAATGCGCAAAGCAGTATTGAGACACCTGCCCGTTAAACTCTACTACTTTATGTCTTTCGTTCATTACCCTGTACTTATTAATATAGTTCTTTAACATTATACTAGAACGGCACACGACGTTGTCATACCGACTCCTCTTTCAGACCAAAAATCGCTGTTTACTAAAACCCCAAAAACTGGTACTAACAATGCCATAATTACAATATAAGTTACTTGATACATCCAACTACCGCCAGCCATGACAAACCAAATACTAGCCAAGGACCAAAGGAGTCCACAACTAGACCTAACACACAACTCAACTGGCAAATACGTTCCATCGTGTCCCTGCCCCTTAAACACCCAAACCCAAAACTTGTGCGGGAAGCTACCATTACCATAGTTAATTGATGCAATGAGGGCTATCATTGTAGGTATGTATAAAAGAGACACCCAGTTCCAATGCAACAGATAAAACTTAACTAGGGCAATTGCTACCGGAAAGGCAAGCAACCGTACCTTATGGATGCCATGACCTCCTACCCACCACAAATACCCACCCAGCACTATCACTCCGATTGACAATATAAAGTTTAACATCAGTTTCTCCTATAAAAGCCTTTCTATAATTGCCCATAATACAAAAGCAACATCAGACGATACAAAGAACTTGTCAATAGTACGCTCCATGCACCGCAAGTTCCACTTGGCACCAGTGTACAATTGTAAAGATGGTACGTTCTTTACGTCGTTGAATAAAATATCAACTTCACCAGATTCCACATACAAATGTATAGAATACTTAGATACGTTGTTCCCAAACCCGTCTTTCAACGGCACACCGATTTCACATCCCTTGTCTACCTTTACAGATATTAAAGTTGGATTATAGGATGGTAAATCAGATACCTTAAGCAACCCTGCTTCATTTGAATCGTATATTATTGGAGAAGCCATTATGGCGCCTGGCTCAACTACCCTGTTTGCAACCAACCTTTTTATGCTACTTACATTGCGATATGTCGGCATGTTGCTCCTTCAAAACTTTGTTTAAATCTGCGAAAGGAAAGCAGCGTAAAGCACTATCTGGATTCAGGTTGTATATATCCACCCCAAGCTCATTTATAAGAGACACCAACCTATTTATTTCGTCCCTATAACTAGTTAGTTTATTTGCAAAATCTTTAAGGTTGCGGTTGGGGTATCCGTCATGCCAATGGGACTTTGTACTTACCTTCATATCATACCCAAGCAAATATATTGGATTAGACCCCAAAACAATAGACAACATAAGAGCCCCAACAGCTGAATTTGCACCGCCAAATATGCCTTGATTAATATCGCGACTTATGGATGGTCTATGTATACGCTTAATCAAAAAGACCTCATCGCCGTATTTCTTAAGCTCCATCGGGGATAGGAACACACGTGATCCGGCAAATTTTACCCAAGCATCTTTAACTTTAGGCTTGCCTTCAACATCATATCTACCATCCAAAACGGCATTGTAAAAATCAGAATCCATAGAGTAATTAATCTTTAACTTGGGATAGTACTGGAATGTCCTATTTATGCCTATGGTGTTATACTCGTTAAGAACGTTGAAATCAAACCCTGCAAGGCTCTCGCCTCCAGCTATAATAAAGCACTTTTGATTAATCCACGATTCAGAGTTGTACTTTTCAGTAATCTTATGATTGATAGCATAGCTCCTGTTAGCCTTATCCAAAATTACTTGCCTGACGTAGTTGTGATCATCCATATGCTTATTGCGAGTAATTACATACCCCATTTACCCATCCTTTGTTATAATGCAAGGAAATTAGGAGCAATTGTACCACCCCCATCCTGTATTTGCCCAGTTCGCCCCCGTTATTGTACCATTAACTCCAGATACATCATCAATCAAAGTAGATCCTGCACCTTCGTTAAACATATATCGAACGTGTTCTGCCTAACATACCTGTGCGCCTGTTCTTTTTCCTCTTGCGTCATGTCCTTGATATCAACGAGGACGTTGCCCTTGTATATGCCGGCAACGGCAAGGTCTTTCTTGCGGATACACACATTGCCGTATACCGCGTAATCATCAAACGGCGCTTGTCCGTTTTCATTGCTCATCATCGCACCGATATTTTAAGTATCTGGTCGAGCTTCTTGTCTATCGTGTCGAATTTCTCTGTGAGCGTCTTATCCACCTGCTTGAGCACCGCGATATCGGTCGTATTGGTGCAGGACGCGGCATAAGCGTTCTCGGCGGTCTGATAGGTCTTGACGAATATCAGCGTCAGGAGAATCGAGACGATCGCCGTCATTACCGTATAGGTCAGCTTCTGCCCGATATCGTTCCTGCGGTCCTCAGATGGCATCTATTCCCCCTTGATGTTTTCCTCGGTTGCCTGTTCGAGCTTCCTTACCCTATTCTTAAGGTCGTCTATTTCCTTCTGCTGAACCTTATTCTGTTCCCATAATATCGTTGTCAATTTCTCGTAGTTAAGCCCTTTAATCCCCTTATCCTCGAAAGTGAGTCCTTGAATATGATATGGCTCGAACATCTGGGCGGTAAAACCGAGTTCTATCGCATCGCCCTTGCTTCTGTCCCTCCATTTGTAATTTATGGCCTTGATATTTTCATCCTTGAGCATTGATATGGTATCAGTTAAAAGAGGAGTAATATCTTTCTTTAATCTCTTGTCGGAAACGGGAGCAGAAAGAACGCCGTTTGCATCAGCAACGACGGTGCGAGAGCCTACTCCCGCGAGAGAAGCTATTGTTACGGTCTGTGTTCCGCCACTTCCCGCAACAGAAAGACCAGAATTGTAGGCGGAGCCATCATAGGTTTTTATAGAGAACGTGCCATAGTTCTGGACAGCAGAAGCCCCTAATACACCCGTTCCTGCACAACTCACGTCAAAAGTTCCCGTTCCTTGAACCGTGACAGAGCCCGAGCTTGATACTAAATAGGCATTGGTATCATCGTGGTAGAGTTGCACATTCTTATCATCTCCCGCTGAATTGACTTGAACTTTTCCGGCATTAGAAACCACAAAAACGGAAGTATCGCTTGCTGAAGATTTGTTTCCGTATATTAAAGCTGGATGGGAAGCATCACCACTTGAAGTAATTTCGGTTGTCAGCCCGTCAAAGGAATTACCATAGATAGTAACGTCATCAGAGGTGGCATCGGAAATGTCTATTCCCACCGCTCCGTCTTGGAAGTGGTTTCCAAAAATCTTTGCCATATTAACAGCCCCGACATCTATAGCGGTCATACTATCGTCATTCTGCGTCTGGATAATATTATTCGAGATAGTTAGTCCGCTTATGATGTTATTTGCGTCATTGAATATAACAGTTGTGCCATCATCTTCGTGGAAAGTATTACCATTTATGAGAACACTATCGGAAGCCGATGCGTTAACACCCGATAAGTTGACTACATACCTCCATTTACCATTACGAACCGTGTTATTGCTTATAATTACACTTCCTAAAATAGGAGCCTTATCTAGCGACAGCCAGTCGTAGGTATTATCTGTAGTCGTTTCGCCCAATGATGAGTTATTTGTCACGTGCAAGTTAGCAACGCCCGATAAGTTCATCGCCGTCCTATCATCAAACTGCGGAACGAATATATTATTATCAATTATTAAATCTTGAACTAAAACTGTTCCTGCCCCGTGAGAATAAATTGTAGGAGCAAAACAATTTGTTATCCACATCCGCATAGGAGCAGTATCTGTTGTGGTATCTATCCGCTCAAGGTCTATGGCATAAGTCGTCTGGTTTTCAAAAACACACCTCTCTATCCTATGGTCATAGTCTGCTGTCAAGTGGAGCGATGAACCTTTCCAGTCATTGAACCAAACATTTATACAATAAAAATCATAGGCGCTTTCATCGGCTTGGTCTATGGCATAAGAAGCAACGTCCTGATTAGCGGCATTTCCATCTAACATTAAATCAGAAAACTTAGCCAAAGGGAAAGAATGATTGCCTGTGCCAGGAGATAATTGAAACATATCACAGTTTGCTCCGGCGGCCAATTCAAGAACAGTTTGTTGTCCTGAACCACATCCTATAATTTGAATAGACCTATCGACTGTTATTGTTGCGCCAATACTATAATGTCCTTCAAGAAGTTTTATTTCTCCACCAAAGGTAGCTGGTGTAGCAGCCCAAGCTGGCAGAGAGTTTATTGCTGCCTGTATCTGGACTTCATCATTTGTTCCATCACAGACGTAATCCGCAGCGTCTTTACCTCTCGAAGTAGACGAGGCAATAACTATCGTAGCGGTTGGTTTAACAGCAACGGCATCCGACGTTAAAGACATCTTCCCGTTCGTGTCCAGCGTCGCAACATTCGCCTCATCTGAATCTCTCCAGACCTGAACGTTTGTCGAGCCGTCGTTGGTGGAGCCTTTGACGGTCAACATACCTATCGCTGGCGTGCCGTCGGTATCAGTTGTGTTAAGAAATAACTGACCGCCTGAAAGCAGACGCATACGTTCGGTAAAGGTCGATGAGCCGTTCGAGGCGTTGGACCAAGCGATATATGAAGTCGTAGGAGATGCCCCAGCGACAGGAGTAACTTCTTCTATCCATTGTTCGGATTTTGAAGCGGAACCATCCCAAGCACGAGAAGTAAAACGCAATCTTGGAGAAACTCTTACTGGAGTTCCACCAGTAGCAGAATTTCCAACAGCCAAAGCAAGTCCATCTGTTGAGGTTGTTGTCGTAGTTAAATTAGCGGCTATCCCCCCCGAATCAGAGTATATATTTCCAACTACATAAAGTTCATTTGTTCCAACAGATGAATCTCTTGCGGTTCCTATTCCTACATACGGTCCTCTTGGACTTATATATATCGCAGGTGTCGTGTCGCCCGCCTGTGCAAATACCTGAAATGATGGCTTGCTTGATGGCACGATTATATATGCCGATGGATTTGTTCCGGGGTCATTTGTAGAGGTAATCTTTACCCAATAATATTGTGGTGAGCCGTTATAGGTATCTGTCACCCAACCTGCAGGGGCGGTAAAAGTTATTGAGCCATCCGTGGTAAAGGCAGTCGTGCCGTCTGTCACGGCAAGAGTGTCCCACGTTCCGACACCATTGGAATACTCGAAAGTCAAAGTTCGTCCTGCGGTTGAGGCGGTATTTATATCAACATATATTTCTTCAAAAGTATTGGTCTTGCCGCAGAGTAGTTGGTCGCCAGAAGCGGCGAATACCGTAAACGAACCACTCGTGGTCTTGGCTGATGTAGTATTATCAGTTTGAAACACGCTTGCTCCATTATACCTATACACCGCATCAAAGGCGTCATTCTGCCTGATATTGACTACGGCTGTATCGGTTAATGTCGAGCCTGCCGAATTGGTGACGTTGAGGTTAACAAGCGTCGGAGAACCGCCATTATACCATGCCGTATATACGGGATCTGACTCAGTAACTAAATATACAGATGTATCAAGTGTAAATGTATTTGCATTTGTCATCTTTACAAATGCAGTAGCAGAATAAGACAACCCAGAAATAGAAGCAAGGTTATCACTATACGCTTGCACATCCGACCCTATAGTCTTAGCCGAATATACTCCAGCTCCGTCAACAAATACAAGCCCGCTTATAGCATCCTCTGTTGTTTTGTGAGAATAAGCTAAATTCCAGTTGGGGGAGTTGTCTGTTATAGATGTACCCCACGCACTGCCAGTAGATAAGGCTATGCCAGCTACTGGATAAGCCATAGCTGCTGGTACTGCGTAAAAGCCTTTAGTACCGCTACCATTTGTACCGTAATAATATGAGTTACCTGGGCTAGTACTATCACCTACTAGGTTTACAGTACCACCAGTATTTTGAACAGAGTCTGTAAATGTAAGAGTACTTTGCTTGCTATTAAACGTGAGCCAATCAGTTGCAGATAAATAACCAGAAGCTACAGCAGACGCCTGCAAGATCGAACCACTTAAAATATTGTTAGTCAATGCAAGTACTAACGGCGAAGTACTAGAAACTGACGTAAGTCTGTAGGTATACCCTGCATCCCAATTAGAAGAATTATCTATTATAGATGATACTACAGACACACCGTTTGTAACCGTACCTTTTAACAAACCAGTTGCTAAAGCGCCCAAGTTAGTTGAATGTGGTAAAGTTGTCTCTGCCTGAGTAACTACAAAGTGAGAGTCTACACTAACCCCTGTAGGAATCCCGTATGTCAATGTAACAAGCATTGTAGGTGTAGAAGGAACTACGACTTTAATTGTACCCATAGTTATTTACCTTTACGAATAAGTAGGAAATCCACTTAAATCTATCTCTGTCAGCTGATAACCGCCCCCTAAGGTAGTCATCGCTGCGTTTATTGCGGTTTTATTAACAAGTATATTCGGACCTCCACCAGATCCACCATAATACCAACATGTCAGCAGTACTAACTCATTGTTAATTACCAAAAAAATCGGATTGCCAGAATCACCGCCAACAACTGTTTCATACAAAGCCAATCTACTTGTATATGTTTCAGCTGGTACTAAAAACCAAATTAGAGAGTCAGACAAATCCTTGTCTAAATGACTTACAAGAGCCTTCTCCTGCTGATCTGTATACAATGTAGGAACTGCAAAAGCAATGCTAGGAATATAATCTATCCAATTATCTGGCAAGACCTTCGCAAACGTTACGGTTTCTGGAACATCACTATCTAAAACACCGATGCGTGTGTCGTTAGTGCCAACATGCAACGAATTGACTATCGTTCTATCTACTACAACATTATCTTGTGTTACAAACCTAAGTGTATATCCATTTGGAATAACATAGTGGTTAGCAAGCATGTAATGTCTAGGACTAATTAACGTCCCTGCCCTATATATACCACTATAACTATTCCATGGACTCATGCAAGTTAAATCTAAACCATACGCCCAACAGTCTGTACTGCGAACGTAGGTGGGCACCCCACCATGAGAGGATCCAGTATGATCCTGCACTGAATAAATAGGCTTCTTAGCAGTTGCAGTTTCTGGAGTAATACCAACAATCCGACTATCTACATTATTTGATATATTATACCCCAAACTGCCAGATACAAAACTTAATGGTGTTTCTTCGGTACCACCGTCTTCCAAATATACTGGAACATCTGCCCCCTTAGTTATACGATAAGCACTCATCAGTATACGAGCCGTTCCAGTTGTTACCCTTGTTACATACCCGTCAGAATTGACTGTACCTATATCAGTATCTAACGAAGTAAATGTAGGAATTCCAGCATCTATAGGAATTGTATTATAAACATTTAGCTGACCCTCTACAAGAACATCAGCCACATAGTCTATCCTTACATTCAAATCATCAATAACGACATCTTCACTAGACTGTGCACTTAAAACTGTCCTTACTGGAGTTAGAGTATAATCCATCCAAATTTCCGATGGATGCGGACCTCTAATCACCATACTACTTGTACCATCATTTATAATTTTTATAGACATTATAATCCCTAAACTAAACCATCAAGACGCGCCTTCAATGAATTTATCTCTTTCTGCTGTTCGTTTATAGCATTGATGAGCGTCGCAATTATCGGTCTGTCTTGTAATCCTAAATATCCTTCCTCATTCGCCATCACCGCTTCAGGTATATTCTTCTGAACATTTTGAGCGGACAGACCTGCGTAAACGTGTTCGGTATCGTAGCCAGTTTCAGGTTTCCACTTATAAAATATAGGGCTTATATCTTTGAGGTCTTTAAGTCCACGGGTAAAATTACCTTGAATATCCTTTTGGCGTTCATCGGAAGTAGCAACAATATTTCCCGAAGCGTCAGTTGTCAAGGCACCTGCTCCATAGGCGTTCATCTGAATAGTTTGTGTTCCACCTGCACCGTGAACGGTAAGAGCCGCATCGTAAGAACCACCGTCATAAGTCTTGAGAACTATATCGTTGTAATTTTGTATGGTATCTACATCTAATATTTTAGGGTAGACCGTAACTGTTGTCCCATTGGGAGCAAGAATCAATTTTCCAGAAGAAGTTACGATTTGCCCATTCGTATCATCGTGATATACCTGAATGTTCTTGTCGTCGCCTAAAGAATTTGCCTGTAGTTTCCCTGCGTCAGGGACTATAAAATCCTTCGTGTTTCCTGTTTTATTCCCATAGACCAGAGGATTATATGTTCCTGAACCGCCTGCCGTTACAGGGGTCGTGCAGGCGTCAAAGTTATTCCCACTAACAATAGGGTTATAACAAGAAGCATCCGAAATATCGACTCCCGTGGCAAAGTTAATAAAGGTGTTGTCGCTAATGTTAGATACGTTGCTATTCCCGACATATACGCCCTTCATCGAATTATCGTCCTGCCCTTGGAAGGTGTTACCCGAAACAATAAAGTTGGCGAGCTGGCCTGTTCCCGTGTTGTGAATTATTGAAGCGCCATCGCTGAATTGGAAGACGTTGCCCTCGATTACCATACGATTGATTATTGTAGTGCCGCCACCGCCGATATCTATAGCATATTTATCGCCCGTCTCATTAAAGATATTATCGGAGATAACATAGTTATTGGTATTTGTCCCACCCGTGGTAGAGTTAATCTTTAATATGGTATAGGTATTTGCCGTCCTTACTGCCGCAGAAGCGTTGGTCATATTGCTCTTGAATATAAGGTTGGAGCACCACAGGTCAAAGTTGTTAAAAGCGTCCGAGGTATTTATATAATTACCTTCAATAATCAACCTCGTGCTTCTATCTGTTCCGTCCTGTATGACAGACGGATAAAAGCAATCTTTTATCCAGCCAGTCGTAGGGGCATGGCTATTAACGTGTTCAAGATGTATCGCATAGGTGTCGTTATGTTCAAACACGCACCTGAAAATATGCCAGTCCCAATACTGCTGTAAGTCAATGCAGTAGCCCTTCCAAGAGTCGAACCATATATCATACAGGGTAAGGTCTACAGCGCTTCCCTCATTCTGGTCGATAGCTTTGGTAGCGGCTGTTTGATTTGCCTTATTGCCATCAAGCATAAGGTGTTCAAATCGTGTCAACTGGTAGTGAGTAGTCGAAGCACCTACGGCAGGAACAAGGTCAAACATATCGCAGTCTGCGGCATTGGCAAGGACGAGTTTTGTTCCACCGCCCTTATCGCCCGATTGCTGTCCTGTTATCGTAATGCGTTTATCAATGGTTATTACTGCCGCAATAGTATATGTTCCTTCGAGTAAACATATCGTCCCACCCTCGACCCCAAGGGCGTCTATCGCCGCCTGTATCTGGACTTCATCATTTGTTCCATCACAGACGTAATCCGCAGCGTCTTTACCTCTCGAAGTAGACGAGGCAATAACTATCGTAGCGGTTGGTTTAACAGCAACGGCATCCGACGTTAAAGACATCTTCCCGTTCGTGTCCAGCGTCGCAACATTCGCCTCATCACTATCTCTACCAACAAGGATGTTAGTAGAGCCATCATTGGTCGAACCCTTAACAACAAACATACCAGTAGCTGGCGTTCCGTCGTCGTCGGTGGAGTTGATAAGAACGTGTCCACCAGAAGTTATTCGCATGCGTTCCGTTGCATCTGTACCAGTATTCGTCCTAAACCTAAGTGCACCAGTAGCAGCGTCTGTAACCGAATCAATAAAACTATCAGTATTATTTTGGAATATTCTTAATCCAGATGCACCACTTTCTGTATTACCACCAAAAAATAAATTGCCATTAGTATTTATCCATGCAACGTTTGCACCGTCGCTGTCTCTACCTACAAAAATGTTAGTAGAGCCGTCATTAGTAGAACCTTGGACGGTAAGCATACCAACTGCAGGAGTACCGTCAAAATCTGATGTACCAATACCTAAGTACCCGAGGTTGGAAAGGTACATCTTGTTGGCACCAAGTACGCCAAATACTAAGTTCATCAAACTGCCATCAGCTGCACCCAATACAGATTCTATATTGGCTACCTCTTGATACGAGGATGATGACCAATCCCCATAAAAAACTAAACCAGTACCACACCCTACAGTTGCAAACGTTCCTGCCGCATGATATAACCCTAAAACGTTTGTTACAGCATCTACTACTGCATCTGGAGACTCAACAAATAACCTTTCAGTTGGGGCCACCCACCCAGCAACCAACGCATTGGAACTCAATAACAACGAACCATTATTAAACCAAGAACCAATAGATGTATATGATCCAACACCCTCATCAACTTTAAAATTCAAGGAGGAGAAGTGATCCGCACCGCTCATTAGCGGTACCGCCTCTGCAATATAATTAACAGCTACAGAAGCACTGCCATTCCAAACATCGGCACTCCATCTAAGACGTGGAGACATACGCTTTGTCGTTCCAGAAGTAGCTGCAGTAGATTGATCTAATATAAACCCATCCGTAGAAGTGGTGGTTAAAGCCTTTGATACAGCAATAGTAACTAAACCAGCAATGTTACCAGATGAGTCTATTGTTAATCTATCGTTTGTCCCCAAAACGCCAGATCCTTGGGTAGAGTTATAGGATATCTTAAACTTATCACCATCAGAATTATCTATACCAAAGATATAAGAATCGCCAACAATACCCATCTCCACTGCTGCATCTCCGGATCCGTCTTGCTCTATATAAATATGGGGCGTAGTTTGAGTATTGTTAGTAAAGATGTGGAAATTATCCCCCGGATCTACACCAAGACCAACTTTATCACCAAACCTAACTTGACCGCTATTAGTATAAATAGCATAATTAGTCGATCCTACATTCAAAGTTTCTACGTATAAGCCATAGGCTGTAGTAATAGTACCTATATTCAGTGGGTTATCTACGTAATATCCTGTAAATGAACCCAAGATTCCAAAGTTGGTAGAATAACTTCTAAAACACCTAGCATCTGTAATAGTTCCGATTATTGATCCAACAGATCCGAGTATGGCTGTTGCTTCTGCAACTGTCGCTCCCGTGTTATTAACGTAAGAATTTCCAGTAATTGCTGATAAACTACTACCTGCCCCTGATCCAGTATGCATTACGTAAACCTGCATACCTGCAGTACCTGTAGAAGTAGACGAAACATTTGATATATCTATATAAATAGGGTGTGCAACACCCCCACTAGAGTGTTCATATACAAAATGGAGCGGGAAACTTGGGTCTATACCAATACCAACTCTACCATTAGTAGTATCAACAACAAGAGCATTATCATACACCCCGCTCTGCTCTACAGTAAACGCCGTAGTAGAATTCAAATCAATGTTGTACATGTTAATACCACCAGAAGTCAATCCGTCCCCTATACGGAAAGTATTAGTATCGGAGGTTGTTGCTAGTTCCCCGGCATCTAATACTATTGTATCTATTTCAGCGGTCGTACCTCTTCTTGGTATTATTATTCCAACCAAATCGCCATCCTCATTAAGACCCGGATACCCATTAGGTTGATCTTTGTTCGTTGTATATTCAATAGTGCTTAAACCAGCCTCTACTATAGTAGTACTACCCATAGTCAACGATGTAGAAGTCAATGCACCATTGACAACCAAGTTGCATGCCATATCAAAGGTGTCCTCGTCCTCTTGCCAAGTGATTACGCCGTCATTGGTTTCCCCATTAAAGGTCAAGGTGTAATCTACCCCTGCGGCTCCGATACCTATGTCTACATTATTGCTTGCGGGAGAGAGGACAATATCGCCTAATCCAGTGTTTATATAAGCATCAGTATTATTGTGATATGCTTCAATATAGGGTGTGGCAATAGTAGCGTCAGAGGAATAGATACGCAGAACGGGGTCTACTGATGTGGCGAGGGGGGAACGGTTGGCGTTGCCCATATCAGCATATTCCATTAAAGAATAATAACCAGAAGTGGCCGCTGCTCCACAAACTAACCCAAATTGTATGCTATCATTTCCCGTAGACTCAGCACCTAACTTTGCACGAACAGTAGATTGCGACCCCAATCTTAGTCCTTCGTCTATGTCAATGTTAAAACTTATATCATTCCAATAAACTACCGTTGCTCCCGTCGTTGATGATATCGCTACACCATTTAATACATCAAAATCTATAAGTAAATTCTCATTATTCGTCCCACCTATCCCAGCTAATGTCAGCACCCCTGCTGCCGCAGTCGCACTCACACCCGTAGATGAGCCGAAGTTGACGGTGGGAATAGTGGCGACACCGCTTATATCCACTGAAAGTTGCCCCGTGCTCCCTGCCGACATACCCCTCTCGAAATTAGCAACGCCTGTCGAGCGTGTTATCGAGAGCGGAGCCCACAGATAACCCTCTGCGTCGGAATATGCGAATAAGGAAAGGTTGGAACCTGCGTTGGCTCCTGTCTCGGTTCCCTTTAGACCCCACGCCCAACGGAGTTCGTCGGTGGTATACATTCTGTAATGCGTAGCCCCGTCTGCGTGCGTGCCGTCATTCGTGGTAAGCGTTCCCTCGACGAACAGGTTGTTGTCGCCTGCTATTTCCTCGGAGCCGATGGTCAGCCCGCCGACAGGAATGAACACCGAGCCCCTTGTCGGCTTAAGCGAAATATCCCCGTCGGATTCTATTATCCTCGCCTTCGCGCTCGCGGTCGGGTAGAATCGGAATGGTAAATCTACGCCACCATTGATACCGACGTTAAGCGAACCATCGGCATTCTCAGATAACCCGTATATGCCCGTCCATGCAGTAAGGTCTGTGCCTATCCACTCGCACCTGTAATTATAGCCGTCGGTCGTAGAGATAAGCCTCGGGACGTCCGTACCTTCTCCGACGAAGCCCCAGTATATCCTGCCATCGGAGGCCTTTAAGGTCGTGAAGCCCTCGACAACGGTGTCGGTTCGGTAGACCTCGGTATATGCGGTGTCGTCCGTAGTAAGGTAAATCCTGCCATAGTTGCCGTCCTCGGCGAACAGACGTATGCCCGAGAGGAAGTTCATCTTCAGCAAACCGACACCAGTAATAATAGTCGTCCAATCAGTTCCGTTATTTGTAGAACGGATTATCTTCCAGCCGTCGCCTGTATCGCCCGGGTCGCAGGTCGCATAGATATAGCCCAGTTGATACGGGTCTGCGGCAACGTCGTGTAAATGCTGTCCCGTGCCAGTGAAGACGACAGACCAGTTAGCACCATTATCCATCGAGCGATGAATGGTCTGCTGGTTTATGCCAAAGGCAGAAGTGTATATCGAGAAGTAAAGATATCCGAGATTGTCCTTCGTCCTGCCCCACGGCCCCGACACCTGCGCGCCTGCCGTGTAAGATCCAACATCAGAAAATGAACCCGCCGCACCTGTAGCCGAACGCCTGAAATGCCCATAATTCCAAGGTCCCCATACAACAGAACCGTCATTAGCAATAAGAACCGCAGACTGGAGCATTGAATTAGCAACAGCATCTACAAGCGTATCAGAACCTGCTGTAGTTAGTTTTCTCAACCCTGCAGCTGTAGCATAGTAGACATTCCCCGAAGTGTCTACCGCACTATCACCTACCATAGTGGAGGCTGTATAATAAATCCCTGCAACGTTGACACCATTTGTAAAGTTGGGTGCACCATTAAGCACATTTTGAGGGGAGGTTTGATCTAAAAGAAGACCAGTAGAAGAAGTCAAATATCCTGCCAATGCGTGGTTGCCCCACCCATAAGCAGTGTTCCAGTTAGTCTCCTCAGTTGTAGTAGGTATAACATACCCTGATGTAACTGCAAGTGTAATATTATTACTTAATAGGGTAAAATCAAGACCTGTAGCACTATCAGTAACGCCAGTAACCCTGTATGTATATCCTGCATCCCAATTTGAATGATTGTCTGTTATTGACGTACCCCAAGACGATCCTGTAGATATAGGTATACCAGCACCAGGGTATACCATACTGGAAGGAAGGACGTAAAAGCCTTTGGCACCGCTACCATTGGTACCATAGTAGTATGAGTTACCAGGACTAGTACTATCACCTACTAGGTTTACAGTACCACTAGTATTTTGAACAGAATTTGTAAATGTAAGAGTACTTTGCTTGCTATTAAATGTAAGCCAATCAGTTGCAGATAAATAACCACTAACAGACGCACTAGCTTGTACAATAGATCCAGAAAGTACATTATTAAACAACGTCAACGTTAAGGGTGTAGTACCGCTTGCCGATAATAACCTATAAGCATACCCTGCATCCCAATTTGAAGAGTTATCTGGCGTAGATGAAATTGTAGATATACTCCCACTAACTGTACCCTTCAACAAGCCAGTTGCTAAAGCACCCAAGTTTGTAGAGTTAGGCAGGCTAGTCTCTGCTTGAGTAACTACAAAGTGAGAATCTGGACTAATGCCGCTTGGTATACCAGTAACTAGAGAAACATGCAACACCGAATTCCTATATGGAACAGTAACAAACATATCCATCTATATTAATCTCCTCAACGTATAAGAGAAGTTAGCTAGTTCTCCTAGTAATATCTTCCAAGAACGTAATACCGCCAGCCACTATGGTAGACACAGACCCTACATTATCTTTAAATTGGAAGTCGTAAAAATATGTACCATCCAAATTATAAGTTTCCGTACTTGTCAACGTAACAGAAGCTATACCGCTAGTCGGATCGTCAAATGTAGTAATAGTCTTACTAATTACCGCTTGATCGTCTGTGTCAGACTTCTTCTTTTTAATAGTAAAGAATATTGTCCACCCAGTAATATCAATAGCAACTCCGTCATCGTCGGTAAACTCCATTTGCGTACCGAAGCTGTCGCCCCTAAAAACCTCTATGTTATTTTGTGTAGTATTTGTCGACATGTGCCTCTCCTCTTACTCTTTCTTATCATACAACATCGATTAGCTCTTCATTATAAAAGCCAAAGCGTAGTATGGCGGCAATGTGTTATGTGCTGTACCACCACCAGTGCTTCCCGTTATCCCATTTACTACTTTGAAAGATCCTGCCTGATACGATACCCCACTGCCACCCCCCAAAACGGTATAACTGTGATCATGGGCTGGCATCTCAGCAATGGTCAACGTATGCGTAGCCTCACCACCGCTTTGAGTTAAGCTTCCACTAACATTTGTCTTAGCAACCCCCGCATCATCCTGTTTAGCACCAACAATAAACCTATCACGCAAGTCGGGAGTACCATTATTACCGTCACACAAGTACCATCCAGTAGGCACAGTAGCAACTGTACCAGACCACATCACAATAACACCAGCAGGTACAGGACCAGCGCTTACCCAAGAACGCACGTCCTTTATCATAGATGACGTAATTGAAGTAGACGCAGACGTTAAGGTTATCTGTGCCAAGGCAACCTTTGAATTGTAGCTCGGCGCAACCGGGGAGGCAGCTGCCGTACCAGTTGATACCTTAACAGTACCGTCTGTATCTATATACACCAAGTCAATCCTAGAGTTTGCAATCGGGGCTGTAATTGTCCCAGTTACCTGATCAATAATATCAAAGTTCTCTATACCATAGTTAACACGACCAGCTCGTACCCTTACAGCCATACTAGCAGGCGACGTCGGTTCGACCTTCAAGAACAAATCCATAACATCTGGGTTTGTCCTAAGGGTATAGTCAAACGAGGATTGCAACGTAGAT